GCTAAGTCGCCTAAACTTGCAGTAGTTGCTAATCCACTAATTCTACTAGTTACGTGGTCATATATAGCGTTACCAGTAGCCAAAGTTGTAGCACCATCTGATACTGCAGCAGTTGCTAAATGTCCACTTACAATTCCTAAATTGCTTCTTGCTCCACTAGCAGTAGATGCACCAGTACCACCATTAGTTACTGCTAAATCAGTACCAGACCAATTTGAATTGTTAATAGTAGCACTACCACCAATAGGCGTTAAACCAGTAGCTGCAGTAGAACCATCACCAACATACAATGCATTAGTATCAGTTTTATATATTAACTCACCCGCAGCTGGTGTACCAGCATTTGAGAGGTTAGTACCTCTTTTTATTTTAATCGTATTTGACATCTAACTCCTTAGAATGTACCGCAATCAATATTAGAAGATACAAGATTTACACTTAAATCTCCTAATGAATAACCATTAAGACCAACACTTACTACTCCAGTACTTTCGTGTGGCGCTAATGTTAAGCTATCATAAAATTTCCAAACACCATCTGTTGCATCTCTAAATAATCCAGCATATTTTGTTCCAGATGATACGTATTTACCATAGAATCCTATATCTGAAGCATCACCAGAATTGTCTTTAGCTAATGCTAGAGCTACATCTCCTACTTCAACTATTGTAGAATCTACTGTCGTAGTTGTTCCACTTACAGTTAAATTACCACCTACAACAACATTACGAGTTGTAGTTAGGTCTCTAAAACCTGTAACATCTTTATTGCTATCTACGACTACTGCTTTAGAAGCTTGTACTGTACCTGCTGTAGTTACATCTACATAATTTAATTCATTTGTAGTTGCAGTTACTCCATCTAGTTTATTTAATTCAGTAGTATCTAATGTAGCACCATCTAATATATTTAGTTCAGCAGCTGTGGATGTTGTAGCTAAACTAACTACACCATTTGTTGCATCAAAATCAGCATTATCAAACGCAGCTACACCAAATGTACTACCATCATCATCAGCTTTAGGTATTGCAGCAATAATATTTGCTTGTATATCTTCTACTTGAGCAGAACCATCTGAAGCTTTACCACCTATGTAAAGTTTACCACCAGCACCATTATTGTTATTATATCCTAATTCACCATACGTAATATTTGAAGTACTTGGTGCCGAAGTACTTGAATGAGAATTACGTTTGATTTGTATTACATTTGCCATTATTTTCTCCTATTGACGTTAAAATGCTCCTCCGTCTATTGCCCTCGTTTCTGCAAAATCTTTTACGGCTGCTGAAGTTGGTAATGTTGCATCATTATCATTTGAAGAAATTCCTTCACTTTCAACAACTAGTGTTGCTCCTTTTAAATTATCTACTTCCAAATTGCTAATAGTATTATTATCAGCATCAATTGTTTTGTTTGTATATGTTTGCGTAGCATTTATTGTAGCTGCTCCATTTAAAGCATCTCTTACATTAGTTGCTGTACTATTATCTAAACTTACAGGTATTTCACTAGCATCAATACTAAAACTATCTTGAACTTTACTAGTTCTTTGAACTCCTACAGTTTTTGATACACTATTATTTTGTAAAGAAGTTTTTACTTCTGGATTTGTAGTTACTTTTGCTGTTATACCCATTATGCTACCGATGCTGTAAATGTATGTGTTAACTTAGTTGCACCTTTAGAAATTGTTACATCTCCTTGTATGTGCCTTACCCAAGCATCTGCTGCTTGGTCATCTTTTTCTACTAAATCCCAATAACCTTCAAAATTATCGTCAAAGTATTGTATAGCTTCAGCTGGTAATGTAAGAGTTATTGTTCCAGCACTCCTATCAGCAACTACATCAAAGTGTACTTCATTTTGACTTCCTGATGCCCAAACATCATTAGAAGCCGCTGTTCCATCAGTACCTTGACTTTTACCTGGTCCAGTAAATGAGCTATGATTATAATCTTTTACAATAACAGCTGCATACTTCATATTACTAGTCATAGTATGCGAACTATCTAATGTAATAACATTAGTAAAATCTGCATTTTGTTGCAATTCTATATCTTGATATTGATTAGCTGAAATCATTTTTTACTCCTAATATAAAAATATTACATTTGCTGAACTTGATTTAGTTGCTGCAATTGGATATATATGTCCAGCCAACAACCCTGTAAATGTTACAGCTACGCCATTTACTGTTAAATCGTAATTACCAGCAATTTTCACGTATATTGCTCTACAAACATCTTGGTCGTTAGTTGATGCTACAACTGCGCTTACATATGGTGCAACACTTTCTTGAACCATATAATCATTTATGCCTTTTGAATTAGCCATGTTTTTCTCCTATTATTTAACTGCAAAAGTTTTTATTGGACTTGCCATAAATACTTTATTTTTATTACTCTCATTATCTGCTATTTTTTTATAAAATTCTCTCATGTAATATTCTTTTAATTGCATATTACCCGTACGCTCAGCTAATTGTGCTTTTACGTAACATACTACAGCAAGTGATAATACTCTATTTAAATTCAAGTGAGATGATTCACTTGGACTAGTATCTTCTGTTAGAGAAGAGGTAGTTTCTGGGTCCTCTACAACAAAAGGTTCTATTATCTTTGTAAACTCAATACGCAATCCATTTGTAATATTTTCATCTGGATATATAATATCGTCTAATAATCCACCACTTACTCTACCTTGATTATCAATAATTCTACCAGCACTACGTACTATCTTATATAATCTAATTTTTTTACCGCTATATATGTATGCGTATGTTTTATTTGTATCGTAGCTCATGGGTTTGTATCCTCAGTAACTAATGGGTCATGTTGCAATCTTCTAATTGCTTTGTATTTATTATCATCTTCAGTATCTAATATACTAACACTTTTTAATGCAATCATACCTGCTGGTAGTGAATAATCCCTTGTATCTTCAACAATGTTTTGTTTATTTACCGCAGTATCTAACTCATTGTTAGATTGTATCTCTAATATTGCATCTTTAATATACGCAATTACTAAATTAGTATCACGTGAATTTGCTCGTTCCATTACTTCTAAAACTTTCATTATGTAGTCATTCCTTGTTCTTTACGTTGTGATTGTTGTTGTTGTTCAGGAACCGCTAATGCTCCAGTTATAGAACGTAGTTCAGCAACTGCTCTTTGATAAAATGCAACCGCTTGTTGTAATCTTTGATTAGCTAAACTTAAATCTCCCTGAGATACTTGAATAACTGCATTAGCCATTTCAGGGTCTTCATCTTCTAACCAATGTATAGCACTTAAACTTGTTTTACTTGTAGCATCTACACTAGCATATCCACCTTCTAATATTTTTTCAGCATCAGATACACTAGCTAATCTTAGCATATCTAAAGAAGCTGCATAATGTAATGCAACATTTTCGTATTCTGATAATACCCAATTTTCGGTATTTTCATCAATGATTGGGGGGGCTGAATAAACTACTACTCCTTTATCTCCGCCTGAAGCTGCTACGTTTGTAGAGCTACCCCCTACTGGTGTGTAAGATTGTTGTGAAGAAGATGCATTATAATCTGGGTCTGGCTTAATAAATATTTTGCCATTTAGTTTATAAAAAACTGGAAACATTTTTGTTGGCAATGAAAGACTACCAGCTTCATCGGTTGAATGTATAAATTTGTCTGATATTTCTTTAGCTATTCTACGTTTGCTACCTTCATATCTATAGACTGCTAGTATTTTATCATATGCTACATCAGAACCAGAACCTATTAAACTTGCTCCAGTACTATTCCATCCACTTATTTCAGTTTCAGTAGCAATAGTCCATAACCATTTTTCAGGTAATGAAGACATAATAAATTTAGAACCAGCATTAATATACTCAATCAAAAATCTTGCTTTTGAGCTATTCCCAGTAATATTGTTAACTTTTTCCCACAATTTCATAGTTGCATCCTAACGCAGATGAATCCCCCAAGGGAGAAAGGAGGTAAAGAACCTCAGGGGACCATCTACAATTTAGCTATTATTTCCAAATAGCGTGTGATTCTGGCATCATAAATTCAAAACCAGCTTCTGTTAATATGATGTCTACTCTCTTGTCAACACCTGTGTTTTCAAGATTTTGAACTCCTACGTATACCGCAGTATCTCTATTAACTCCATTACCAACTAGTGGTCTGTAAGCTACGTTGTTCATGTTTAACGCTAGAATCTTGACATCAGTACTATCTAAAGCAACACATCTTGCGATGTTCATGTTACCATAAACAGTAGAGATTTCAGTTACATCTAGTCCCATTACTTTCTTTCTACCTGTAACGGCTAGGTCTGCTTGGAACTGATTGTCAATTCCAATGTTGTTCTTAAAGAACCCACCAATTTTGTGGAACCAAGTGTAAACCGCAGTACTACACATATAAACTGTAGCTGAGTCTTGGTTGTATCTTGGGTCTTGGTATTGTGACATATCTTGCAAGAAATCATCAATTGTTTTCGTTGCTAGTGTTAAGTCAAATATATTACCATAGTTAAGAACATAGTCAACAGCACCTTGTGTGTGTTGTACACTATCTAGTGATGCTTGAGTACTAAATAAACCAGCGTGTTCAATTTCCCACTTGTGTTCAATTAGTTTTTCTTTCCATGTTCTAGCCCACTCATTTGGTTCGTATTTAAGAGCAGTTGCTCTAGCTGTATTTGTCATACCAAACTCAGTTCTAAAAATCTGTGTTTGTCCAAATCCAGTAGAATATGGGTTGTCTTTAAAGCTTTCATCAGCTAATCCAGAACCTTCTCCGTAGGAAGTACCTACAACATAAGTTCTTTTAGCTTCTAAAGCTTCAGCTATATCTAAGTCGTATACTTCTAAGACTGGTTTGTTTCCTGAGAAACTTGCTAATTCGCCAGCTGCTGAAGTTCTAAGAACTTTACCAACTACTTTTTTAACTTCACCAGTAGCGTCTCCGCCCATAGAGTTAGCTGAAAGGTCAGCTGCTGCTTGAGCTCCAACAGAAGAAACTTTAACAAGTAAGTAGTCTGAAACTGCTCCACCACCACTTACTGAAGACATAGGAACTTTAAGGATTTGATTTTTCATAATCCACTCAGGTGCTGTACCTGAATCTCCTACTTTGATTTGTCCGTTAGATTGACCTTTGATATTTTGAATATTACCAGCACTAAAGTAATCAGTAGCCATAATTAATTCTACTGTTGCTCCTGCTGATAACGCACCATTTGAATTACTTTTTAATGTAGCATCATCATATTTGTCTGCTGAACCATTATCAAATCCAATTACGTATGCGTATCTTTTGTGAAAAGAATGTCTCTTTTCGGTAAACTTAAACTGGGGGTCATCAGTTGGTTTCTTAGCCAATGAAGAAACTAATCTAAAAAATGGAGTTTGGTCAATTGCCAATTCTCCAAATCTTTCAGAAAAGTCGTATCTTCTACGTAAATCTCCTGTCGCTAGTGAAGAACCATTTGATGCCGCAAAACCCTGACTTAAGCCTGTACTTGTTGCTAATGCTAGAGGACTAGCACTAGGATAGGAAGTATCTGCCATGTTATTACCCTCCTCGGGTTGTTAGGTTATTATTACATCAATTTGTCTAACCCAGTTCCCTCAGCTAACAACTTATCAAAGACGGCATCGTCTACTGATTTTTCTTCTCTTTGTGCATTCCCGCTTGATGCTACACTTGTAGGCATTTGTCTAACATTTTTCATTTGTTGTATTACTTCATTTCTAGTGTTATTAGCGACTTCATTGTCTCTATTATCTCTATTTTTTAAATAATACACATCTTCTAATGTTAACTTGTGAGACTTTGCATAATTCATCAAATCATTATAATCTTCATCTGAAACATTATGTTTTGTTTTAAAACTAGTTTCTTCAGAAGCTCTACGTGATTGTTCAGATTGTTGTTTTGCAAAATCACCAAGCCTTCTTTGTACAACTCCATCTACTGTTGCATTAAACAACTTTGCAGATTGAGAGTTAGGGTCTGACAAAGCATCGTCATAATCAAAAACGAAATCTTCATCTAAGCCAAGTCGCTCTTTTACGCTTACTGGAGCTGAGCCACCACCCTCAAAATAACCTCTCACATGAGAAATTAAATTTGGGTCCTCTTTCATTGCATTGAGTAAAGGCATATATGGTTCTAAGTCTTGCAATTGATTGTTAAGTCGTTTTGCTTCTCTTGACGAATCACTATATCGCTTTTCCCAATCTACTGAATTTACTTCAGTATTTCGCTCTGCAACAGGGTCCTGATTTGGAGTTGTCTGTTCTACTTGAGCTTCTACATTTGGCTGTTCTACCACTTCACCCATAACTTGTCTATCAAGCTGAGAAAAAAAATCTTCAGCCACAGTATCGTTCTCAGTAGGGGTTACATTGTTAGATTCTGCACGTTGTGCGTCATCTACTAGTAAGTTATCCTTGTTATTATCCATACTGTATTTCTCCTTCTAATTTACTGTACGTTTTTTTCATTATCAACATTTTCTTGTTGATTTTTTTGGTTTTCCATCTCACTACGAATTAATCGTTGAGATGCAATGTTTTTATTTAATTCTTTATCTATTTGATTAGAAGCTGTATTGCTTTTATCTCTTATGTTAGATTGAACTAATTGTCTTTCTAATGTTTCTATAGTACCAGCTTGATTTTTCATAGCTTCTTGTAAAGATTCTATTTGACCTTTCATTTGTGCATAAACACTTTTTCTTTGTAGTATTTGTTTTTTATTACGTATATCTGTTTGTTCTAACATAGCTACATCGTCAATTAATCCAGCTTGATACCATTTAAAATATTCTTCTAATAATGCCCATCTATTAAGTGGTTGCGTAGAACCAGCAATAATACGAACATCAAATTTTGCTGAAGCATAATCATTGTATCTTTTAACTACTTGACCAAAATCATTATAAATTGGTATATTAATAGAAATTTCTTGTGCTTCTCCTTCTGTTTGCCCTTCTTCTGCTTGAACAATTCTAAATACTTTTTGTGAAGTATATGTAAATTTTGCAAACTCCATAAATACTTTACCTAATTGTTCTAAAGATGGTTCTACAACATTATTTACAAATTGTCTAATTCTTCTTGTTCCATATTCATCCATAGCTAATAAACCACGATATGTTTCAGAACTTGGTCTACCAATACCTTGCATACTTGAAGATATACCGCTAATATATTCTATATCTTGTTTACCTTGTTGAGTTGTTGTATAAAAAGCATTATTAATTGGCAAAGGTTGAATAGCATTAGGAGGTTGAAATCCTTGTCTATATTTTAACATAGCTCCTGGACTACTAGAATATTTTTCCCATTCTTCTTCGTCAATACTTCCTTCAGTATATAACCATCTAAGATTAGAAGCTAAATTTGCATTGTGTAACATAATTTGATGAGACTTGTTTATTTCTCTTTGTTTACCAATCATAGGTAATACTGCACTAACAGCATAAGGTGTATTAGTATGTTGATATGGTATAGGAACAATAGGATAATCTTCTATTGGTAATATAGTTTCATATAAATACATATCTCCTGCTGATGCACAAACTTTTATTTGTGTTTTAAAAAATGGAACATTTTCTACAACGCTTTTTCTAAATTCTCCATCTTTCATCAAATTGTCAAATTGGTCTTTTTCCATAACAACTTGTTTAGTTTTTGTTTGAGCTTGTACTAATTGCGCTTCTAGTAAAGCTTCTTGTTCAGCAATTTGAGATTGCATTTCTTTATACATTTTTTCTAGTTCTAGAACCATTCTATCTTCTAAAATTTTACCTTGTTCTACATCTGATTGTAAAGATAATTCTGTTTCTTTAATTTTTAACATCATTTCTTTTTTATATTCTTCAATAGATTCAAATGTAGTTCTTTGTATATTTTTTACTTCTTGTTCAGACAAAGGTTGTTTTATCCAAGCGTTAACAAAAGGTATTTTTTCTTTTGTGTATACTTCGTAAAAATCAAGTATATCATCTTGTTCTCCTTCTAAATTAAAAGCTTCTTGTTCTAAATCTCCTGGTTGAATACTATCTGATTCATGAATGTCTCTTCTAGAATATTGTTTACTTTCAGTACTTCCTGAAGCACGTACAATTTTACGTTTCATATCTGGAAACATTTGTATTAATGAAGTTTTTGGAATATTTTTTTGTACAATAATGTAATTAGCATCTCTAAATAAAAAATCTCTACTCATTGGGTCTACATATACATCATAAGGGTCTATAGATTTATATACTACTTCACCCATACCTTTATCAGCATCAGCATCTATTTCTATTTTAAAAAACCCTAAACCTTTTACTAAAGAATCTTGTATAACTTGTGAAAATAAACTTTTACCACTAGATAAATGCCAACAATAATCTGCAACCATACTATGAATATGTGCAATATCTGCATCACTACCTTCTACACCAACTGCTTGCCATCTAGGATTATTAGCTGTAATAAAAAATTTCATAATATCAATCGCTGGTGTAATACGATTAATAATAAAGTCTGGCATACCACCTTCTCTTAAATCTTCTTTTTCTTCTGCTGACAATTGGTCGTTTAGATAAAAATCCATACTTTTTTGAGAATCGCTAAACCATTTTTTTCTATAATAATTATTAGCTTTTTTAAAAAGTTGTCTATTTACTTCTGCTTTACTTTTACGTGCCATATTAATCCCTTATTTCAAAATGTGGTAAATCATCAAAATTGTTATCTTTTAATTCAGTATCTCTATCCCAGTCTCCACCCCAACGTATAGTTAATCCCATTGAAGCGGCAATACCCATAACAAATCCAGCAAAGTATGTAAAGCGTTCTCTATCTTTCCAATCTATAGGATAAGGTGCTACATCTACAGCTAATGAAGGATATTGGTTATGTTTACCTTTAGGATATTTTAATTTGCTAAAACCTTTTTCAAACAATTCGTTTTGTTCTTTTTCTCCACGATGTCCTTGTAATACCGAACAATCAAAATCTTCAACTACTCTTTCAAATAGTTCAATTAATCTTGGGTCGCAAGTATTTAATCTTTGTTGTGATTTTTTTCCAAATTTAGGCATTATTTTAATTTTAATAAGTGATTAAAAATTATATCTTTTGCTGATTTTGCTTTTTGACGCAACACTTCTGCGTTAGTAGGTGCATCAGGATATACTTCTCCATACTCTTCATCTGTTAAAGATGTAGGTTCAAACCATTTATCAAATAATTCTTTATTACCATCTAACAATAAATGATATGGAGCTTGTTCTTGTCTAGCTACATAAAGAATTTGTGCATGTGTATAATCATGTTTTTTTAATAAATTATATCTTTGTTCTGCTTTTCTAGTAGTTGAATCATAACCAATTGCTCCTTCAGAAATTTTAAAACCATTATCCATTAAAGTTTTTTTTAATTCATTTACTTGTTGTTCATTTTCATAAGGTCCTAATTGAACTGGTCTTTTATCTTGCATCATGCTACTATCCAACTTTTTGCTTTACGTTTTGGTTTATACCATTTTGGTTTATCTGTTCCATTGTTTGCATAATTAGGCGGAAATGCGTGTAAATTTGCATAATAAAGTGCTTCAATTGTGTCATCATGCGCCATTCTTGGTCCGAAAGTTACAATTTCGTTAACCAAATCAAACATATTTTCCCTTAAATATAATGAACCTACAGAAAAAATGCCAGATAAACCTGAATAAATTCTGTTTCTTTTTTGTTGTCCACCTGGTTTTTCAGGTATTACAGCTATATCATAACGATTAATTCTTCTTCTTTCATCATTTAATGCTTGAAGAATACTACGATTCATAGCAACATCTTCTACTGTAGCTTGTTTACAATTATATTTTTTATACAACTCAATAATATAATCTACTACACCTTTTTTATCTATAATGTTTCCATCAACATCTTTTGCTCCTAATGTAGGAATACTACGATGACGTTCATATTCTAATACATAACGATTATTATTTGCATCAACTGCAATTACCATAATTACACTAAAGTCTGCATTTTTTGTATTAATGTCTGTTGCTGGGTCGCATCCAATAAAAGTATTTACAGGAGTTTGTACACCATCAATATTAATATATCCTTGACTTTCGCTTTCATTATAATCGTAATAACCTTCCCAATATTTTACGTGTTTTCTACCCCAAACTGAATCTTCTTCAGATTGTACTTCCATCATATATTCTTGATAAAATTTACTAGGCGTTCCACTATCTTGATAAAACTTTTTCTTTTCTTCTAATTTAGATATAGGAAACCAACTATCCCATAATGACGTTCCATCTGGTTGAATTGCTTTATAAGTAATTACTCTCCACGCAAAATCATCTTTGCTTTTTTTACTACGTTCATAATTAATGATGAGGTTATTGATAAAGCTATCATAGTGCACAGGAGTGCCATTGACCCGAAGACGACCAGTATGAGGCTCAATAGCAGGATAAACAACAGCAGTAACGAGATTGCTATTCTTAGCCCGTGCTTCAGCTGTAATAGTATTTGCTTCGTGTTCAAAGTCGTCAAGAATGATGAGGTCGTATCTTTTGTGTAATTTAGCACCCCCTCTAATACCCGCAACATTCGATTTACTAATAAGTTTACATCCATTGGCTAACTCCACATCTTCTTCTGTCCATTTTTTTCCCTTCAAACTACCAAAGTAGTATTTTATTTTTTCATTGTATTCAAAGTGGTACTTAATATAATCCATATTACCAGTACTTAATTTTTGTGTTGCTGATACCCAAGCGTAAAACAACATATCGTCTTTTGGACAAAAACAAAAATCTTTAATAATAGAACATTTAGTTAACACAGTTTTTCCGTGTCCTCTAGGTAAAATAACAGCTAATTGTTTTACACTATTATCATCAATAGCATCAGCCATTTCGTAATGGAATGGAGGTGTTTCACTCCTCATGAAATCATCGGGAAGAAAAAGTTTACCAAAAGCTATTAAGTCTTTACTTGCTAGTTTTAGTGCTTTTTCTGCTTTGCTTACGTTGTTCTTGTTTATGTTCATTTTCCATGAACTCTACGAATTTGTCTTTGTCTTTTTTCATAACGATATATTTATCTAAAATATTATCTATCATTACAATATGTTGTTGAAGTTGCATAAGGTGTAGCTCTATGCCTTTTATAGCACGAACCATATCGCCTTTAGTTACCCCTTTTCTTTGTATCGGCATAATCTCCTACCATTTAACTTTATTAGCCCAATAAGCTGCTGACATCTTACCTTTTTTAATATTTTTTCTATGTCTAGCTTTAAACGATTTAGCTCTTTTAGTCATAGTTCTATCACCAGTTTTCCCTTGTTGACCAAATCTAATAGTTTTAATTTTACTACCTTCTTTTGCTACAACAATGTGAGATTTTGTTTTGTGACTAGGAGTTCGTTTAGGTTTATTATAACCCGATACACCAGCTCGTTTGAGTCTTGGGTCTTTTTTTCTACTCATGTTCCTTGTCCTCTATAACGTTTTTTGTAATAGTTTTTACTACCTTTAGTTCCATATTTTGTTCTATGGCTTTGACCTTGTCTGGTTTTTTTCTTACCATTCGTGTGTCTTTTAACTTGTGGTCGTAAACCTCTCATCGTTTCTTTTTACGTTTTTTAGCAGTTTTAGCGGCTCTTTTGAAATTAGCTGCAGTAGGAGCGCCTTTGCTTCCAGGTTTTCTCATACGTTCTCCTGAACCTGCTTTAATACGTTTACGCTTTGCATGTATGTTAGCGTATAATCCTTTCTTTTTACTTTTTCTTTTTTTTACTGGCACGTTTCATACCTTTTTTTCTACCTGCAGCTTTTGCTTTTTTAGAGGGTCTACCTCTCTTACTTCCGTAAGTACCTTTTCCATATGGCATTTTAATTCTCCCAACAGTTTATTTTATCTTTAGTAAATTCCATTGTTATCCACCCAGTTCGTTGTATTCCATAAAAAGAATATCTTGCATAATCTGCGTAGCGTAAAAATGAACCTCCTCTAATATACCACTTTCTTTTTAAAGTTTCCAGACCTTCTTCATCAATAGTTAAAGAATCTATAGGTTTGCAATATAGTTGGTGATTATGTCCTAAGAAAAATACATCCCCATCACTATACACTGATGCCATTTTATCTAATTCAGTATCACCATTTTTAGCACCACTTTTACCATGTCCACTAACCATGTACCAGTCTTTACCTTGTATTGTAATACGTGCATATCCAGGTAATCTATAGTAAGGAACACCCATTTCACTTGCTAATGTTTTGCAAATATCAAAGTCTAATATATTAAAACTTCGTAAATAATCATGATTACCACCACGAATAAACAAACATTTATCAGCAATTGGTTGTACCAATTTTAAAAATGCTAAGTATTGTTGTTCGGGTGTCATACATTGTCCACGTTGATTAATGTTATAGTTAGGCGGTATAAGTTCTATCATATCACCATTACCAAACCATCGTGCATTTGGGTCTTCGTAAATAATTTTTATAGCTTCTTGGAACTTTTTTAAATCAAATTCGTTAGCACCTACGTGTACATCCGTTAATCCGTGCACTCTAAGTTTTTCATCGCTATCAACAGCAAATACTTTACCTGGTTCTATTTCTAATTTGTCATACTCTTTTACATCACTAGGTATAGGTATTGAAAACCATTTACCACACGATTTACAACTAAATTGTTGTTTGACAGTATCTTTATTTCGTTTCTTGCCCTCTTTTTTAGTGAGCATACTACTACAATGTGGACAAATCATTAGTCCTCCTGTGTTGTTTCTGGTAATATTTTGCGTTGAGCACCTTCTATTTCATCAGGACTAAACCCTTGAAACAATCCTACTACACCTGTTTCTACTTTTTTAACTTGATTGCCTAACGTACCTATAGCTTTACCTAATTCTTTAATAGATTGTAATGCTATGTTTTGGTCTTCGCTAGTATCAGCTAGTTGTTTCAACGAACCTAATATGTATGCGTGGTCAATGCCTAGTTCTTTAGCTACTTCTTTAGAAGTTTTTTCTATTTCACTCATTACTCGCTCCTGTTTTAGTAATATTACTGCTTTTTTACGTGCAGTATTACGATTTTTTTCAGTAAACGCTTTCATATAAGCACTTACAGCATCCTTTCCAACTGCGACGCTAGTCGCAAAAATTTTTTCTTTATTGGTACACTTCGTGCGTTGTTTAACTCTTTTGTTTGTATTTTTAATTTTTTGTGAAAATGTGTATCTATTAGGGTGTTTGGCAAAATCGGTATCCATATATGTCTTTGCACTTCTTATAAATGTACCAACAACAGTTCTGACATAACCATCATTACTAGAATAGTTTTTGCTATCCTTCGGATGGTGCAGATTTTCAGATACTTTTAATAATTGTATTATGCGCCCATCATCGCTAAGTACCCAATCGCCCTCTCGCCCTTTTCTCCAATCTTTAACAAGAGGGGTCACTGGATAAGTTTCTCTAAATTCTTCAGTATTATCGTAAATGTAATGACGTACTCGTTTGATAACCTTACTTTGTGGCATTCTTTTTTTCTAGTTGTTTATGTAATGATTCAATCAAAAACATTACTTGTTTTGGTATAAAATACTTTGTTCCGTTGATTTCTATAGGTACACTACTAGTTCCCTCGTCTGCATCCATATCGTCTATTTCATTTAGTACATAACCTTCTTCTTCTATTTCAGATATAAGTATTTTTTCTAGCTTTACAAGCTTTTGTATATGTTCAAGTATTTTAACTTGCTCTTTATACGGCAACTTGCCTAGCCATTTTATTGCTATTCCCATTGATTTTCCTTGACAAACTTTAGAAAACACCTTATTTTTAAGCTACCAAGTAGCTACTAAACAGATAACTAAGTTATATAACTAGTTCTATTTCTTTTTCTTTGGTACTTTCTTTTTCTTTAACTCGGCAGCTGCTCGTTCTTTTTCAGCTAAAATATCTAAGACAGCTTCTTCAAGCATCTCTTGTTCTCTTTGTTCAGCTAATTCAGCTTCTCGTCTAGCTACACCAGTTAAACCAGTCTTTTCTAAGTCTTTAGTTGTATACGTCATAATATAACTTATGTATAACCCATGTTATTTCCAAGAAAAAATATAGCATTTTGAAATGGACCTATATACACACACCCTACCCCCCTTCGGTGGGTTTCGGTTTTTGTAGTTTACGTTATGAGTGAAAATATATCTCAAGACCTAGTAAATGATGTGCCTAGTGAAGTAAAAGAACTTGTTAATGACTTAACAAAGAAGTACTTTGCGAATGCTCAGCAGATTACTAAGATGCAAGCTATGGGTGTTAGAACCAAGATTCAACCATGGCAATTATCAAGTCAGTTCAAAGCAGACATTCAATTAGTTACTCAAGAACTTACTCGTTTCTACATGACACCTCAGCGTGTTAATGACAATGAGTCAAGACTGAGCACTCTTGAAAGTAAGCTAGACTCACTGATAGATGCATTGAAGCCGCCTAAATAAGCGGAGGTCCCAAGTTTTAGGGTTGTACTTGGTTAATCAACAGCCCTAACCTATCTAACTCTCTACTCTTTGAAGTTATAGTTACTTAGGTTTTTAGAATTATCTACTATTAATATTAACATATGGCAGTAGATTGTGAGTAGAGGGACCATAATAGTCGTATTATCGGAGGAGAGGTAATACCCGCATATATATACACATTATGTGGATAACATGGGGATAAACATAAATCCTCTTTAAAGAGCTTCTGTAATAACTATCACGACGTCGTAGCTTACCGAAAGGTTGAAGCGGTCAATATAGTTAGAATACGGCTATTATAGACATATTCTGAATAAACATATAACTATGAAATGGAGTGAACTATGACTAAAGAAGTAATAAAAGAAATTGGTAATGTATTAACTAGTGGTTATCTTAACAATAATAAAGTGTTTACTATCTTATCTTTATTAGTGGCGAATGGTGACGCTAATGCGGATATGAACATGGAGGAAATTGATAGAGTCCTTCGTGAGCATTTTACTATCAAAAACTAAATTATGAGGGAGTAGGTAGAGCGACTAAGCAATCATTATATATACCATTAGTTAGTTCACTTCTCCTACTTCCTTATATTAATCTATAACTTACATGGAGGTCCTATGTATATTAGATTAGAAAAGTCCTTTAATGACTATCTTAGGATAAGTTATGAAGGCAATGGTATGTGGTATTATCGTTGGAATGGTCTAGTTCCAAATGATAATGTTGATACCTGGACTATGATTGATGTAGTCCTAGCCTTTCTTAAATGAAGGGCTTTAGAAAAAGTTTTCGTTTACTCAACGATGTCTAGAGTCGGGTGTATATGCTCGTTACATAAAACTCAGAAATGAGTATAAAGTCAGAAATGGCGACATTATCTTCGGATAGTGTTTATGTATAAAATTGGAATATCAATTATGGCGTACAGATTCTCTCCTCGGTGAAAGCCAGGGTTTATCTAGATGTAATTGACTAGCACGATAGGGGTGTTAGTTGAGTTGGAAACAGCAATAAGAAAATCCAAAAGATAATGAGTTAAGTGTCGTTGCGGTACTTGTTATCAGTCAGCATAGGTGAATGTCGTAGAAATACACAATCATCGTAGCTAGGACTACTTAAAACTCTAGATAACGACTAGAGACGGTAGGAAGTACTTATACTATTCACTTCTCAAAAGGAAGTGAGGTATATAATTTTGTGCGGTACTTTCACATGACCCTTACTTTGCTATAATATACAAACGTATTAACGTAAAAACTAATATCAAGCATATATAACAAAAGGAAAAGTCACAAAACGTTTTAAATCAAAAATGTTCTTGTTGTTGTCTGAAATACGATAGCTTCTAGTTGCCCCCAAAGCGCTAGAAAATTGACAAACAGCCAAGTTGGTCTAATTAACCATTAGTTGGAGCGGTAGCTTCGGATTGAGCTTAGTAGTCGGTTAACAGATTAAAACGATAAGAGTGATTAGCTATACTAATTGAACATGACATCGCAGTATGTAGGCAACTATAACTGGATAAAAGACTTAAGGGTAGAAATCCGTACGGGTCTCAAGGAGATGTTGGTAAAGGTGTAATCTCAACCTTTGCAATACTTACTCAAAGAATTATTTGATGGTATATTAATGTGTTGATTTCCCAAAGTATATTTTATACGTTAATATCTACAACATTTGTTAGTGATTGTAGTGTTTTTCGTATTTAACTGAGCAATAGCAAAAAAGCAGACGGATAGAAACGGCAACAGTTATTATATCTGGATAATGGAAGTGAGGTGATGAGCCGCATTCTAATCACATAAATACTAATGTAGGTTGAGCGTTGTAGTAAATACAGCGCAATACACCCTTTAAAGAAAGAAGGTGAACATGAAAGATTTATTAGCGCCATTTATACAAAGTGGTAGTCAAGGGTATGATACAGCATTGAACTCTATGGCTTGGTGTAGAAGAACTAAAGATAAACATGGTAAAACATATTATATGGTAAAGTTTAGCGATAAATATTTATATCATATAACTCTTAATGATTACTATGAAGATGCAATGAAAAAGTTTCACATTATGTGGGATGATACTATAATAGTAACAGATGAAGTTAAAGAATATAGAAAACATTATAAAAATATACATACTATTCCACGTTATCAAATGTGGAGATTAGATAATAAAAAGTATACAAAAGTATCTTCCTTAAATTTACATGAAGACCAAAATGGTAGACCTTACTATTTTATACCAAAAACTAAAGTTATTCCATTTAAAACTGATATGAGATTTGTGCTGAAGAAAAATTATTATATATTTCATCAAGATATAAATAAAGATGGAACTTTGAAAAATAAAGCGAGATTATGGTTTCCAGTGAAGCCATGGGCGTTTCAACCTTAAGGAGTGAACATGAAAGATACACCTAAACCTTATCAAGAATACTATTTAAGGATTCAAGATACGGACAACAGAAAAAGTAAAGCAGTATTATCAGCATACGCAAAGTATAGACGTGAAACATTACTTGGTCGTATTGCAGATAGATTTGATAGATTAATCGATATAATAAGTAAGAGGAGCTAAACATGGGATTCGATTTATATGGTGAGAAACCAATAGAAAATGAGTTTGAACATCAAGAAAGATGGGATGAATTATCATCTATGTCTTATGAAGAAAGAGAAGAAAAAAACTTAGATGATGAATATTACACTTTAATGAGCAAATATGAAGACATAAATCCAGGTGCATATTTTAGAAATAATGTATGGTGGTGGAGACCTTTGTGGTCATTTGTTTGTGAAAATTGTGAAGACATATTAACTGAAAAAGATATGAATAATGGTTGTTATAACGACGCACATATAATATCTAGAAGAAAAGCCGAAGCAATAGCCGTTAGACTTGAAGAGGTTATCGAATCGGAAGAAACAAAAATGTGGATTAAAGAACACGAAGATAATTTGCAACAAGCTAAGCGCAACAATAAACAAGTTGAAGCTGAACTAAAAGAACTCAAAAAATTAGTTGAAGTAGAAACAGGTAATCCTGACATTTACCCAGCTATATATCCAGACAAGTTTAAGAAAAAGTATGATGAAATTTATGATAGAAGAGATTGGGCAAGCAGTTATCCATTTTCTAAAGATAACGTCATTAACTTTATTAAATTTGCAAGACAATCAGGAGGATTTTCAATATGTTAAGAGATAAAACTCAAACATTGCGTATTCTCGGACATCTAAAAAGACATGGTAACATTACATCTATGGAAGCATTTAAGAAATATAGTGCTACAAGATTAAGTGCAATCATATTTAGATTAAGAGAAGAGGGTTTTGACATTGATACCAGAAAAGAACACAAAAATAATAAGTCTTTCGGTAGATACGTGTTAGAAGACACTCAAAATAATCTTCAATTACTATACGAGTATAGAAGATTGGTAAATTAATATCACCGTATCACCATTGGATACATACACTAAGAAGGAAGGGTTTCGTTTATTGTTTTCCTATTTATGATTTTGCAATCAACAATACTCTTTTATCCTTCCTTTTTAGCCTGAATAGGTATTGACTATAACCTGATAAATAGTTATATTCTTGAGGAGGATTCATGATAGACATACCAAAAATATATAACGAATACTTGCAACGTAAAAGTGTAGAAAACCGTAAGAAATATAAGAAATATAAAGGATGGTTTTCAGCTAGTAGCGCAGGTAGTTGTTATAGAAAACAATTACATAGAAGACAAGACTTAGAGCTTGACCCTATGGATGAAAAGAGTGCTAGACTTCTAAGATTAGGTACATTAGTACACGCTGATTTCGAAGAAGCACTAAAAGAATTTGACATTGAAGAACGTGTAGACAAACCAGATGAGATTCAAGTACTAACAGAACATAGAATAGAAATACCAGAACTCATGGTTGTAGGACACTTAGATGTTGGTGTAGTAAACCTAGAAGGTGAAATGATACATGTATATGATATTAAAACCGCAGGTGCTTGGAAATGGCGTATGAAATTTGGTAGAAATCCAGACAAAAATCCAAGTGTAAACTATGAATTACAATTAGCTACTTATGCGATAGGATTAGGTAATGAAAAAGATATTACTGATTTAAGACTATCTATTATGTGGTACAATAAAGACAATTCAATGATGCGTGAAGAAAAGATTAGTGAATTATATCTTGAAGAAGCGTTTGATTATTGGACAGATTTAAATGAAACTTCTGATAGTGTTGCAGGTAAACCTGAAGAACTGAATCCAGGTGAACAGAATGTACCAGTATATAATTGGGAATGTAAATATTGTGAGTTTCAGGGTAAATATTGTCCTGGATTGTATAATATTTAGGAGAAAAAATGAGCAAAGAAGAAACGCATTGTTGTTTGTGTGAAGGTGTATTAGACGACCCATACGGACACAATGCTGAACCAATAATGACAGGTAGATGTTGTAGTATTTGTAATATATCTGCAGTAATACCTATAAGATTAAAACTTTTACAGATTAGTTTAGATAAAGATGGAGGAAATAAATCGTGGAAGAAAAAAATAAAGTAACTAAAGATGAATGGATAGCTTTTCTGGAGGTAAGACAAGATGGACAATATAATATGTTTAGTCCTCAAGCTAGGGATAGTGCTGGTCTTGATAAAGATAAGTGGAAAGAAATAATGAATAATTTTGATGATTTATATGAAAAATGGGGGGACTTAAATGAGTGCGTTTAGTGTATTAAGTAAAATAGATGTAAGTGAACATACAGAAAAGAAAGGTAAATTTACATATCTTTCTTGGGCTTGGGCTGTAAAAGTATTGCTAGAAGAGTTTCCCAAAGCTACATGGCAAATACATACTTTTATAGATAATGGTATAGAATCACCTTATATGCGTACTAACGCTGGTTGTTTTGTACAAGTATCTGTTGAGATAGATAAAGTTATTAGAACTCAAGTACATCCAGTATTAGACCACATGAATAAAAGTGTAGATGAACCTAACGCTTTTCAAATAAACAATTCAATACAACGTTGTTTAGCGAAAGCAATAGCATTACACGGATTAGGATTATATATCTATGCTGGTGAAGATTTACCAACTGAGCCTGAAGCGTTAAATACAAAACAAGTAAATGAACTATTTACATTACTTGATGAAATAGATAACGCCCAACTTACTGAGCAAATAAAGAAAGCTGTTGATAGTAAAGAAATAAACGATAGCAACTTTAAAGGAGCTATGGCTAAACTAAGGAGGCAACATGAAGTCTCTTAGTGTGGAAGGCAAAGCAGTTGATTTTAGAGATGATATATACAAACTGCACACAAAGTATACAATAGGTGTAAACGATGGCAAGGAGTTTCGTGAAGCTACGTTTACTGGTACTAAGTTATATCACGGTAAACCTATGTTAACATTTGTAATGTATGGAGGTAGACGTAATGGTCATCTCAACTTAAATATTAATCAAAGCTATCTATCTTATGCGATAGAAGAACCTATGGAGGATAATCAAGATGGGTAAATTAAGCGAAGGACAAGCAAAAGACTTGTTAGTTAAAGGTGTCATTGATAAAAGCACTTACAAAAAAATGGAAGACGATGGTATTATCAGCGCAGGTAGAGGTGTAAAGCGTAGATATATACAAACAGCTGATGGTAATTTTGTATCACCTATGCTGTACTTCTCAGGATTGAAAGGTGCTAAGTACTCAGATGACATGAGAAAATTGAAAACGGAAGTAAACCAAGTAATAGAAAAGTTTACTACCACAACTACGGAGAACAAATAAACATGAAAGAAGCTAATATTAACTTTGTGAATAACGAAGGTTCAGGGTACACACCAGTACCAGAAGCTACATATCCAGCTCACGTATCTTCATTTAAGATGAATGAATACAATGGCAGTTATGTATTTAATGTTACGTTTCAGGTAGCAGATGAAGCTAAAAAGCTAAAACTACCTAAACTACGTAAAGATAATAATGATAATCACGTTCCTACAGGTGAATTTACTGATGGTACATTCGTTGTAGGTAAAGAGTATAGAACAGATAAAGGCGTATGGCTTACACCTAATCCTTCTGAAGGTGAAGAGTGGAAAAATAAACGCTATAAAGAGTTCTTTGAAAAAATGGGCGTATCGTTTCCTAAAAATGAAAGTGGTGTTGTCCAATTAGGTATTGTTGAAGACGATGATGTCTTTGGTTTACCTTGTTTGATTACTCTAAAAGAAACATCATTCACTAATAAAGATGGTGAAACTAAGAAAGCACTACAAGTAGCTGAAGTTTCTTCTTGGGAAGGTGGTACAAGAGTATCAAAAGAAGAGTTTGATGCTGATGATTTACCATTTTAGTATTGAATAATTAATACTAATTTATTATATTATATGAGGGTTCAGCGTATTGAGATTAACCAGGATATTCGGTTATCCCTGGTCATGTAAATACAGGTATGGCTACTTAGAGCCCTCGTATAAAAGGAGGAATCTTGGATAAACTTAAACAAGCACAAGAATTGTTGCGTGTAAATACTGTTTGGAACAGAATCATACAACGAATAAAGAATAGTTTAGATATTGGTTCTAGTGAAAAAGATTTAATAGACGATATTGTGCAAATTGAATGGGCGAAGGAAAAACGCAATGAACGAAGCAGTAATAACAATTAAATTAACAGATAGTGAAGTAAACTTAATGGTCGAAACACTAAGAAATAGCACCTTAAATGGTGAAATGAAAGAGCCGCTACAAAGATTAGAAAGCGATTTAGCTGATATTCTTGATATGGTATCTTTAAAACGAAGAGAACAAAAACTTATAAATAGTAGGGAGGTTACTATTGGGGAAAACTTATCTTAATAAACTAAAACCTGGTTCTAGGTTTAGTCTACATGGTTTACAGGGAATACTACTTAACGTAAGTATTAATGCAGAAGTATTGATAACTGAAATACCAAATGATGTATGGCATCAAGAAAACGAGTCTTACTATAAAGGTAGACACACTTGGTCTGCTAAAACATTAGTGGAGGAGTTATGAAATGCGAAGCATGTGGACACGAGAACGGAAGAAAATACAATCCAATAAGGCGTATCATTTCTCTCTTGGAAGCAAGAGGCGAAACGTTGTGCCAAAAAAGATTGAAACGAATAATAAAAATAATTCGTACACAAATAGTTTCTGATAGTAGTAATCAAAAAACCTTTTATTTTCTGCAAGCAATATCTAAAATACCTAACGATACTGTAGAAAGAGTACTTGGTAAGTATGAAATGGATGAGCACGCATATACTGGTAAAGGGTTTGCATATCTTCAACAGATGATAATATCTGAACATGAAAATGAATCTAAACTATTAGAAAATGAGATTAAAAAGTTTGGTAGAACACCAAAGAAAACTAAAGTTGAGCGAGGAGAATATAAAAATGTCTATAGTAGCAATGGAGGAGACACTCTTTCCAGTTAAAGAAGTTCCAGCAACCTTTATGAAAGCTGAAGGTAAGAAAAGAACTTTAATGACTGAAACAGGGTACAAGTTCATCGTAAGAGAAGATACAGGAGATGTACTATCTTGTATGACTGATGAATATAAAGTAGTTGACAACAAAACAGTTGTTAATAAAGTACAAAAAGTATTAAAAGGAAACGGAGTTGAACTAGCTGAAGCAAGAACATTTTCTGGTGGACAACGTTCTATCTGGAAATGGAATTTTCCTAATACTGAAGTCAAAGTTGATAAAGGCGACTTGATAAATCCACAATTAATCGTTGCAAATAGTTATGATGGTACAACATCAGTTAATGTAATGGGTGGTGCATTCAGACTTGTTTGTTTGAATGGTTTGACAATTGGTAATGTTTTAACTAAGAAAAAAGCAGTACATAAGAACAACAATACTGGTATTGTAGATATTGATAAGACAATAACTGATACAGTAACTATGTTAGTTCAATTGTTTGAAAAGGAATTTCCTAGACTAACAAGTACTAAACTTAGAAGTAAACATATGATAGATATATCTAAAATTATTCCAACACAATATATGGAAGACTTTACAAGATATTGCGTAAACAATAATATGAATACATATTGGGATTTACTAAATGCTTGTACTTATATCGCAACACACGTTGCACATAGAGATAGAGAGTCTGTACATTTGATGGAAAATCAGATATACCCTACAGTAACAAGATTAGCAAGAGCGTAGGTTCCTAAAATGCATAAGGTCCCTGAGATTAGACCACTTGATAGAGACTGGCTACGTTAACCGAAGTCGTATAGAAGTGTAGCACGACCCTCTCTACAAAGTCTATTCTCTTGCTAGTAATTAGGAGTAGCAATACCTGGTCCAAAATAGGTGAGACTTACTTAAGGTCCATGGAAACCTGAATAGTGGAATATGTGAGCTACTCCTATAATATATTAATAAGGGCATATAAGGACAGGCGTATATATAGCAATACCTGCAGAGCTGGTCAAATGCGTTTAAGCGTTTGCCCTTATTATAAAATTTGGAGAAAATATGAGTTTAAGTTTACATGATAAAAATAATAATCCTTTAAAAGTTGAAAGCAACTTTAAAGAAAGACTAAGCAAACATAAAACTTTATATGCTTATACAGAAGAGCACGATAGAATTACTGAAGAGTTTGCTGAAAAACACGGTAGAGCATGGTGGATATTTTGTGGAGTATCAGTAGTAGAAAAATATAAAGACCAATGGATTAACCAGTATAGAGTTTTAGATGGAGAAACAAATGAGTAAAAAAGATATGGATGAGATGTGGGTATGCGATTATTGCGGTACAGAAGAAGTAGATGAAAAAGCGTGGGTTAATATGAATAGTATGGAAGTTACAGAACCTGTTGATGATACTTACTATTGGTGTAATTGCTGTAATGAAGAAGTACATCCAATGTATTACCCTGAATGGCAAGAAAAGATTATTGAAGAATGCGGAGGCAATAAAGACAAGTATGATAAAATAATGGATGGGAGCAGAATGTAATGGGTTATTACAAAAAATTGGAAATAGAAAAAATGGATAACTACAAGTTAAGAGAATCTGAAGACTTTGAAGATGGAGTAGATAGGTATCCTATGGAACATGTACCTACAAAAGAAGAAATAGAAGATACTAAGCAAGAACTTTATAAAGAAGACCATCTTAGAAAAGATTTTGTGTGGAGTATTAAACACGAAAAACACTTGAATAAAAATAATATAATCTTCCATACTAATAAATATCAAAAACTTTACCAAAAGATGAAAAAAGTTGATGATAAATTGAAGGAGCATAGAGATGAGTGACGCTGAAAAAGCATTTGATTTACAAGAAAAAATAGCAAAGTTAATAGATAAATTAAATGAGCTTGGATTTGAGTATATGTATTATAACAATATAAGCTCAATAAGAAGAAAGAGGAAAAACTAACATGATGAAATTTATAAGTATACCTGTATATAGTAGTACAGATGAAGAAACTGGAGTAACGCATTACGATACAGATGCTATGCGTGAAAAGTTTGAAGAAGAAATGATATTGTTGGAAAGCTCTACACAAGCAGAACTTGATGGATGGGCTGACAAACAAGCAGATTATGCTATGGATAATATGACTAGCGACATATATGACCAAGCAATGGAGGTATTTGAATGAAAGAAACTTTAAAAGAAAAATACGATAGAACTAAAATGTGGTATAATTCAGCACAAAAATTGCTTATGGATAGAACCATTATAAATGTATGGTGGCAAGAATGGGATGAAGATTATCCAGATGAAGGTACTGGCTTAGTATTTCAAACAGATAAAGGCGATGCATTCTTTGTAGGAATGGATGATGAAGGTAATGGTCCTGGTGCTTTACATGTTGGTATGAGCGATGAACGTAGAGAAGAGTTTAAGAAAGATGGATTATGTGCTTCTTGTTTACCAGTAGGTGTAGAAAGCAATTCATCATATAAAGAAATGTGGCTAACAATGCATGGTTTAAATAACAAAAGTTGGGAAGAAGCTGGTCATACTGAACTAACGGAGGCTGAAAATGAGTGAGACACTTAAAACAAAAAAGAAAGTACAACTATTTGGTGCTGGTAGTACAGAACTAGTTAAGTTCTTAGACAATAAACTTGAAGAAGCACAATCTGGTTCAGTATGGTTTTGGTTACAAGGCATATACAAAGTAGAACAATATCTAGATGAAGACGGAACTCTTGATGAAATAATGATGCAAGGGGAGTTTAATGAAGAGATAGCCATTGTCAAAGAATGGATTGAAGAATGGAAACAAAATGAAGGATAACTGTCCTACTATCTTTCCTTATTATGGAGGCAAGTATATATTATCTAGAAAGCTGGTACCAATGCTACATAGACATACAAGATACGTAGAAGTGTTCTTTGGCGGGGGAAGTATGTTTTTTAGAAAAGATAAAGCTAAAATAAATATATTAAATGATTTGCATAATGATGTAATAAATTTGTATATTTCAGTAGCGGAGGACTTCAATGAGTTTAAACGATATGCTAAACATATATTGTTATCAAGAACTCTTCACGAAAACTTTAGAAAACATATACACGAAAATAAATCTTTTGATATACCTGATGTAAAAAGAGCGGCAATGTACTTTTTTGTATTGAAAACGGCATTTAACAAAAACCCTTTTCTACCATTAAGTAAAGACGCTAGATGGAATGATGGTATACTTGATGACTTAGAAGCTAGTAGATTAAAATTACAAGACACTTATATAGAGTGTATGGATTTTAGAAAGTTATTTGACAAATACAAACCAGATGAAAACGATATGTGGTATCTTGACCCACCATATGTAGCGGCTACTGATAGAAACGATTACTATATTCATTCATTTAAAGATGAAGACCATAGTGATTTAAAGACTATGTGTGATGACATTGATAAAACAGGGGGAAAGTTTATGGTTAGTTATGATAACAGACCAATTATCTGGGATATGTATAGGTACTATAACATACAGGAGATACCTATAAAGTACGCTGGACAACTACATAGCGATGAAAAGAAAATTGAACTAGTTATAACAAACTATATACCTAAAGAAAAACAACTTAGTTTATTTGAAATGGAGGATTAATGGATAAACTGAAAGACGTGAACGATATATTAGAAATGCCGAAAGCTGAACAAGCTGAAATTGCGGTATTAGGTTCTATATTACTTGAAGGTAATGAAGTATTTGAAAAGTCTAAAGGTATTATTAGAAATGCAAAAGCGTTTTATTCTGATAAACACCAGAACGTTTGGAATACATTTGTAGAACTATATAGAAATAATGTAGCGATTGATACGGTAACAGTATACAATGCTATGAGAGATAGTAAAATAGATAAAAACTTAACTACTTATTATCTAACAGGATTAGCCGATGGCGTTCCTACAACTGCGAACATTGAACATTATTCTAAAATTGTATGGTATAAATATATACAACGTAGAGTAATTAAAGGTTCCCAAGTACTATATAATTTAAGTTTAAATAGCAAAGAAGATGTTATTGAATTGCTGCACGAACACGAGAAAGAAATAGAAGAACTAAAATCTGTTGCACCTAGCAAGAAAGTAGATACTAAAGATATAATTAACGATACTATATCAACACTTAAAACAGGTAGTAATCTAATTCCTTTTGGTATTGAACAGCTTGATAAAGCAGCAGGTGGTATGACTCGTAGTGAAATTACAGTTCTTGGCGGTAGACCAGGACATGGTAAAACTACTATGGTTATAAATGTTGTAAAACGATTACTTGAACAAGGCTTTAAAGTTATGTTATTTAATCGTGAAATGACTAACGTTGAAATGATGAAGAAGATATTAGTAATGGAAAATCCAAAGTTTAGTTACGAAAAGATTAGAAAAGCTAAAGACATTGATAATGAAATTGCTGAAATATCTCTTGCCAAAACAGAACTAGGAGAAAAGTATAAGAATCTGATTATGCATGATGATTGTAAAACACTTGCAGATGCTATGAAAGAGATAGCTAAAGAAAAACCAGACGTTGTACTTGATGACTATATCCAACTTATTCGTACAGACAACAAGAATAATAAAGATAGACGTTTTGAAATCGAAGATATAATGTTAGATTATAAATGGATTTGTAAAAAAGTAAATTGTAGTGCTATACTAGTATCACAATTAAATAGAGAAATAGAGCGTAGGATAGACCCAAGACCAAAGCTATCAGACTTTGCGGAAAGTGGTGTTATAGAACAAACTGCGGAAGCAGCGTTCTTTGTATACTATCCTTATGCGGTTGACGACAAGGAAAATGATAGGTATCAAATGGAAATCATATGTCAAAAAGCAAGATATGGACAACTAGGTAGTTATGACCTAGGGTTTAATGGCGACAAGTGTAGCGTTTACTTTGATAGAACAGAAGCTATAAGGGTAATGAGCAGTTATACCTGATGAATATAATAGCTATAGACCCTGGATGGAATGGTGCAGTTGCTTTCTTTGCTCAAGACAACCTCCATTCAACAAGTAATTGCCCTTCCTCTAGGGAACCTATAGATATGGTTAATATTATAAAAACTCATAACAAAAAAAATACCATAGTCTATATAGAACGAGTATGGTCTAGACCTTACGAGAGAGGGGCATTCACATTTGGGAAGAACTACGGCATTTGGTTAGGTATTTGTAATGCGTTAGATTTACCTATTGTCAAGGTTCTTCCTAAACAATGGCAAGATGTTATAGGAAATAGAATACCAAAAGATTATCAAAAACGAAAACAATACTTTAAACGTAGAGCAAAAGCTTTTGCAGGTAGTAAACATAAAGTTACACTTAAAAATGCAGATGCTATATGTATTGGAATGTATGCATTAAATAAGGAGGAACAATGCAATTAGATAAAGAAACTATAAACAATATTAATACAGCTATTATGATAATGAAAGAAGAGCTTTCAGATATAGAGCTAAATCTATTTGAAAATCAAAATAAACTAAAAAGAGTTGAAGTACTAAAAAGTAAAATAAATTCTTTGTATGAAACTATAAATTATTCAACGACCTAAGTATTTCATTGATATTTTGTTTTGGCTTACCTTTAGATTTTTTCTTTTTTTCAGGTAAGTCAGGCAAATAATCGCCAACTAATCTATCTGCACCTTTGTATAAATTACGTAATCTTTCTTTTTGAGCTCTTGTATCTTTATTTGGAAACAGACCAAGTTCTCCTTGTACTAACACACCAAGATTAACACCTTTACTCATTCTAGGAAATGTATTTGTATATGCACGATGCACTTGTGTATTTAATAATCTTATAACTTCTTGGAATTTTTCATTACCATCTTTTTCAGATTCGTCTTGATAACCAACTAAATAAGATAACATATCATCTTCTTCTAATTCATATAAACCAGATAAATTTCCAATTGTAATTAAGTCTGATATAGTAGGACCACCAGCTGTACCAATAATAGGACCTTTACCAAAGAAAGCATCTTTTCTACGTTCTGGGTCATCTGATTGAAATGCATCACGATAATTTTTAAATCTTTCCCATGTATCGTTTTGTACAAGATTACCAAAGTTTGCATTTAATATAGGAGAAATTAATCCATTAATAGTAGCATACATAATACCTAATCTATACATTCTCCAACCAGCTGCGCTATTCCATTGTCCAGCAAATATAGCATCTTTTGCATCTAAAGCAATTTTACGTTGTAGATTAAAAAAGTTTACACCATAGTGTTGAAATTGTCCAATAACCGCACCAGTAGGTGTAGTTAAAAATTTATTTTTACCAGTTAAACTATAATCAAAATGCAAGTTTTCAACTGCGGCATTACCTGCGTTATCAGCTAATTTTCTTTTATACATTTCTAATTCTACTTCATATACAGTAGCATCCTTTTCTTTAAATATAGTTTCTGTTTTATTTCTATCAGCTTTAAGTCTTTCTACAGATAGATTAGCATTAGAAGCTACCATTAATCTTTCTTTATCTTTGCCTTTAGCTTTTTTAATTTTTCTTTCTAAATGTCTATCAAATTTTGATACAAAGTTAGGGTCAGCACTCATTAATTTCCATTGACTTGTATATCCTATTTTATATGTAAATCTTCTATTAATATTATTTTCTACAAATTCCATAGGTTTACCAGATATTCTAGCAACTTCTTCTAATTTATTTTGCAATGATTGTCCTAAACTATTATCAATTTGTAATTTTATAGTACCAGATTTTTTATCAAAATATCTATTATATGGCAAAGCTCCATATATTTCTTGGAACTCAGGAAATAAAATACCATTATTTTCTAAACCTTGTTGTACTCTAGTTTGCATTTCTTTATTATTTAACATTCTGTTTGTATCTAATATACCTTTACTACCAAACCATATATAATTAAACAAACTTTGTGTAGCGTTTCTAGCAGCTGCACGGAAGTTTAAACCAAGTTTACTTAAGAATTGATAAGATGTAAGCGTTCTAGCTAAGTTAGCACCACCAGCATCTTTAAATCCACCAGATATAACGTCATAATGGTCTGATGCATAATTTTCTAAAAACTTTAGTTTAGCATCTAACTCATACATTCCTTTATCGTTTTGTGCTTTTAACGCTACATCATTTATATTTTTAAGTAATTCACTATATTTTAATACATTAAAAGAAGTGTAATTAAAACGATTAGCACTTCTAACATAACTATCTATAATAGGAATAACATTATAATTAATAGGACCATTGATTTGTTTATTAGTGTTACCTAAATGTTCATTAATATAAGCGTTGTCAGAAAATATTTTATCAACACTTTTAATCATGTCAATAGCTTCTTGCCTTGTATCTCCTTTACTACTGTATAACAATTCAGAAGCTCTAGATAAAGTAGGCATAATATCAAATGTTAATACAGGAAAATATCCATCTTTTTGTAATTGTTTAGATTCATATTTTTTAATAATATTATCTAAAATACCAGTATTTTCTTTATTAGTTAAATCTTTAGCTCCTTCTATATCTCTAAATTGAGACATACTTTTTCTAATACCATTTCTAAAATTTCTAATCCCTTGCATAATTCTTTGTTGCGCAACAGGTTGAATGTTTCTTCTATAAATAGTAGCAGCTTCATATATATTAGCATCGTATTTACCTAAGCTACTATCAAAGTCATTACTTTTCATTGTAACAAGTTCATGAAACTCTCTCAAAGCACGACCTTCGCCTTTTTGAATAAATTTATCTATTTCTGCGTAAGTATTAATTGCTTCTTCGTGTAAACCTTTTTGTCTTTGTTTATTATAAGTAGCATATAATTTTCTTATGTCTGCCTGTGCTGATTTAAAATCATATCCATATCTAGCAGAAGCTTCTTTAAGATTACGCATTACTGATGCTATTTGTGAGTCAAAATATTGACCAAATCCTTTTTGTTGGTAATTAGAATTTTGTACATCTTGATACCATTTTTCTACAAAAGGTATATCTTTATATATTTCTTTTGGTAAGTATAACCATTTTGCAAAAAAGCCTCTTTTTCTTGTTATATTTTTTAATTCTCTATCTCTAATTCTTTTAAAAACTTTTAGTTCTTCAGCGTTCGGAACTTCGTGATAGCGTTTTGTGTTAAAACCATGAACAGCATCTCTAGAATGATTTAAGATTCTTCTAAACATAGCTACTCTATTACTGTTTCCAAGTATCTGCATAATAGGTAAGTTTTGAAACTCTCTAGCAGTTTTCATAAAAACTTCTTCTTCTTTTTGTTTTTGAGGGTTAGGGTCTAATGGTATACAATCTGGTTTTATCATGGACAATACCTTTTATTTTTCTTAATCATGTTACTTGCTTCATCTGTTACATCATATTTTCTTCTACTAGAAGAACCACTACCGCCTACGTTTCCTATTGGCTCAAATGGTCTTCTATAATCTACAATATGATTTACGCCATCTCTACGTACATATAATCTATTTTGTAAATCTAAACTATTCTCAAAATCTTTTATACCATTTATACTCATACGTCTAAAATCTCCTAAACCAGTTACGTCATAAAGACCACCAACTACACTATCTGGTGAGGTATCACGTAATTTAGGCAATAATTCTTGTACAGTTCCATATTTAAAATGTTTTACTAATAACTCATATGTACTTAATCTTGAAACACCAGCATATTCTGGGTTAAATATTTGTACTAATTTACTTTTTTGGTGTCCCATAGCTGGAGAAAATATATCTACATAACCAGTATCTCCAGGAATAAAATCAGCATTATTGTTTCTTGCTTGTTCACCAGTTCTTAATAATTGATTTGCATTAGAGTAATGTTTTCCTAATTCTTTTATAAATAATTTTTGCATTTCAGGGCTATCTTTAAACATTCTATTATTTACTCTTAAACCTAATGTAACAAATTTTTCTTGTCGTTTAGTTTCTGGTTTAGGAAATACTTTTCCTTTAAAAGTTATTAGTTTGTATGGTTCAATTCTAGGAGTCATAACCTTAGCTAAATAAACATTATTTAAACTTAAATCTCCTAATACAGACATTTCACCTAGCATTCTATTAGTAAAGTACTCGTATATTTCTGCTGCATCAGAAAACTCTACAGGTTCCTTCATATCTTTAAATTGTACTTTTTCATTATTACGTAAAGAATACCAAGCTTGTTGAAAATCTCTTCTTACATCTTGTGCATTTTTATTTAATTCAGAATATTCTTGTTTTCCTATACCTAAATCAAATTGTTTTAATTGACTATATCTACCAAAACCTTCTAACATAGCTAAAGAATGTATTAAATCTCTATCTGCATAAGGTTCAATGGTATATTTTTTATTTTTCATATCTTCTTTTGCTTCTGCTTTAATCTTTTTTAATTGTTCTTCTGAAGCTTCTTTTCCATTTTTTCTTATATAGTCTCTTAATTTGTCTACTACTAAATCATTTTCAATTTGTTTTAAAATACTTTCAGAAACAGGAATTTGTTTTTTTATTTCTTTTAAAAGATTTTCCAAATATAAAATATTTTTATTTAATCTATTTCTACTTGTAGGACTTTGTAATGTATCTTTTAAACGTTTCATTTTTCTTATTCTAGTATACAATGCATTAGCATATTCGTGTTTATTTCTTGAATAATCTATTTGATTTTCTAATGCTTTAGTTAAATTTTCGCTTATCATAAACTCATCTAATGTTTTATTATATTCTTCACTAGGTCTTGAATACAAATCTCTATCATTAATTTTTTGAGTAATGTTTCTAATATGCATTATTTCTGATAATAATCTATCGTATGTCATAACACTACCACTAAAATCTGTACCATTTCTATTAGCTCTTATAATAGCATTATCACCAAATCCAAACAAATCTATATCTGTTTGTTTTACGCCTAAATCTTTAGCCATATTAAATTGCAATGTTCTCATACTACTATTATATGTTTCTAAACCAGTTATCATATCTTGTAATGATACGCTTTTTTGTCTACCTCTATCATATTGAAAGTTAGATAATCTTAATAAATCTGAATATGGAGTAAATAAATGTTCATAAATAACATCTTTTTCTTTTCCTGTTAAAGCGGCTACTCCTTCTTGTCCTTCTCTTTTTGATAAAATACTTGTTTTTAAATCTATTTCAGTACTTTGTTTACCTTCTGTAGTAGTTTTATATGCAATTTTATCTACACCATATACTTCAAAAATACCATCTTTTCCTAAAAATAAATCTTCATATATTGCTTTTCTTGATTGAAACAATCCATGATTATATCCGTTGTAAGCATCTAATACATGTTGATTGTAGTCTGCAATTTTTTGATATACAGCTTTCATATCTAAATCTTGTTTAATAACTAAAAATCTATTATCAGGTATTTTCATTATAAATCCATTAACTGTATCTATTTTACCTAATTCAGCTATAGTTCCATCTTCTTTCATAGTAGAATTTCTAGCTATTCTATATTGAGTAGGTGAGTTAGCATAGTTATTTATTAACCATTGTAATAAACGTTGTGATTGCATAACAATACCTTTTGCAATATCTGATTGACGTAACTTATTATGTATATAATCCATTCTAGTATCGTAATCTGTATATTTTAAATTAGCAAAACTCATTTCACTATTTGTAGTTTCAACATTTCTACTATCTGATATAACACCTCTATTATTCCAATATTCTTTCATAACATCATGTTTCATATTGTGGAAATAATTGATAGTGTCAATATCAAAATCACCTTCAGCCGCTCTTTTTAAATCTACGGCATTAAGTTTTGCTACATTATCTGCGTTAAAGTTTTTTAAAGCTACTGGCATAATGCTAGAATGTTTTACGTGAGGTTGTCTTTCACCAATTATTAATATTTTATATTCTGGGTGGTTAGCTTCTAACTTGTCAAATAATTCTCCTAAGTTTTTTATTTTTCCAAATCTATCTTTTACAACTGTATTAGCAGTTACAATTGTATCAGCTTCACCTTTATTTTGTTTTACTAGAGTAATTAAATCTAAACTTTCAACACCTGTATTTCTTACAGATTCAGGTACAGATATTTCACCTGCTTGCCATATTTTTCCATCTAATATAATAGTGTTTTGAAGTTCTGCTTTTCCAAAAGCATTTATATCAGGAGCTAATACACTACTACCACCTTCTACTTTAGTTTTAAATAGAGGGTCAATTTCAAATGTTTTAAAAACAGCATCTAATCTTGTAGGTAGTAATCCAGGGTTTACATTTGCTTCAGCTAATAACGCATCTAAACCTAATGTTTCATTATTAAGTTCAGTAGTTCCTTCTTCATAAACTTTTTGTCTTTGCCATAATTTATATTGTGCAATAGCTTCAGCCTCTCTCATAGGGTCTGTAAATATTTCTGCATTATTTCTTACACGAGCTACTCTATCTCTAATAATATAATTATAAAATTCACCTACTGCATCTGGTGATAAATTAACTGTATGATTCAAACCTATTGCTGCTTTATTTTTATGTTCTTTAACACTTATTAGTTGCATATGTTCTGGGTTTAAAGCATTTGTTTGAGAAATATCTAACTCTTTTGCTTTAGCTGGAGTTATTTCGTTTCCTTTAGCATCTGTAACTGGAGGCTCAGACCATAAATCTTTACTTTCAATAGTTTTAATAGCATAGTTTTCTCCAATTTTTTTAGAAGCTGAAGTAAATGTTATACTAGCTACTCCTGGATTAGCGTCAAAAATCTTTTGTATTTCTGCGTTTTTCATAATAGCAGTTTTATTAATAAAATAATTACTACCTTGTCTTAAAATAATAGGTTTAACACCGCTAACATCACCTAAATCTGTTTTACCTAATAATAAAGCTAATGCTTTCATTTTATTTTCAGGCATAAAAGTAACACCATTAACATCACTAGCATCTGATACAGCGTCATTTCTTAATTCAGCTTGTTCTTTTGCTTTTAATTCTTGTAATTTAACTATATCAGGGCTATTAGGATTAACTTCTCTTATAGCTTCTATAGCTCTATCATAAGCTTCTATTTGCTGTTTAACTACAGAGTGTATTTCATCTACTAATTTACCTTCATATCCACCAGCTAATACTTCATCTGCTATAATTAATTGTCTCCATTTACCATCTGCAAAATCTTTTAATTCATTTCTTACTACTTTATCTTGAAGGCGAATACCAGGTTCATCTAAAAAATTAACAACATCATTTATGTCTTCTTTAGTAAATCTTTTTGCGCTTATGTTATCAAATAGTTTTAAACGTTTTACTAGTCCAGCAGAAGTTTTACCCTCTCCATTTCTTTGGTTACTCCACCATTCTTTTTTACCAAATAATTCTCCAACAATCATATCATTCAACATTATATCTAATTCTTTTGTAGCTGTTTTATAATTATTAGAAAGAGAATCTTGTTTTAAAGTTTTCCATTCATAACGTGTTGTACCATCTGCTTGTGTTACTGGTTTTACATTTACTTTATCTAACAAGTCTTGTTTTTCTGCTGAGACAAGTTTATCTTTAATAACACTATCTAAATACTCAGCATATTTAGTTGCAATTCTATTACCAACACTTGTGTCTTTTGGTATAAGATATAAATATTTGTTATCTCCATATTGATATGTTAAATATTTTTGATTTGTAGGAACTTCAGTTGGGTTCATATTCATGTATCTATACATGTTATGAGAAGCTACATATTCTCCAGTATATAATAATCTTTGTGCTGTATTTAAAAATGATACATCATTAATACCTTTATAAAATCCTCCAAACCCTACACCTTGTGAATCTAATATGTGAATTGGCATATCAGCATTATCTGCAATCTCACTTAATCTTTCTATTACAATAGATTTTTTAATTATTTCATTACTGAACGTAGCATTTTGAGTATTGTTAGCATTCATTACAATTCGTTTAGTATTATAATTACTTTTGCTATTTAACAAAAATGTCATAGTAGTTAATTCAATACTTTCTAAATCTCTTTTACTTAAATTAGGATTATTGTCAGTTAAGTCTTTCATAAAGTCTTTGGTGAAGTTTGTAATGTTTCCATTATATCCACCTTGTGTAACTTCATCTAAAAATAACTTGTTTACATATTGACTATTACTTAAATCAACACCATTTTCTTTTGCACTAAATTTTTTAAATACGTTGTTGACTAATATTTGTTGTATGTCTGATATGTTATAATCATTTATAGTTAAACCTTCTTCTTTTAATAGTTGTCTATATAAAGAATTAATTTCTGTATCTATTTCTTGAAACTTTGTAGTTTCTAACATTTTTTTCAAACGAGTTCTTAGTTCTAACCAAGTATTATTATTATACTCTTTAAAATCTTTTTTGTAAAAATCATAAATTTTTAATTCAGTAGCTAATGAAACTAAATCTAATGCATCTCCTCTTCTACTAGCTTCTTTTATTGCGGCATAAAGATATTTTTTAGTTTTTAATTCTTCTTGTTTATCTAATATTTGTTTTTCAGTAAATGCTCCACGTTGTACAGATATATCAAATTGCATTAAATCTCTACTAATAGTATCCATTATTTCTGTAACAAAGTTTTGTTCTTTACCTAGCTTAATATCATTCATTGTTTGTAGTAATTGAACAGCATCTGCTTCAGTTATTACGGCTTTTTCAGTTGGACTAATTGTTACAAAACCACCTTTATCTGTTTTTATTAAAGGTCTCATTACTTCTTCTAATTCTTTAAATACTTGTTCTATATCAATATCTTTTCTTTGTTTAGATTCTATTAATTCTTTAAGTACCTCAACTTGAACTTCATTTAATCCATTAGATTCAGCGTTTTTTAATAACTCTTTTGCTTGTTCTACACTTAGTGTTGCATCTTTTGATATGTTATTAGCTTCTTTAAATGCTTCAATCTTTTTTATTGTATCCATACCACTTGCAATAAATCCTCTCATAGTGGTAGTGCCTGGTATAATAAAACCTTTTTCTACTAGCTTAATATATTGATTAATATGAACATCAGTAATGTCAACTGGTTCTCCAGTTTTAGGGTCAATAACTTTAGCGCTAGATATTCTATCAAATAATATTTTTCTTTGTACATCATTAATAACTAATCTACCCTCACCAGCCCACTTAGTAACATTGTCAAATAATCTTATATCATTTCCAGGTTTAGAAAATTCATTTAATATATCTTTTGCTTCAGCTTGAGTAATTCTTTTATCAGCTACTGGTTTGTAATTAGAAGACAATACAGAACTACCAGATTCAGCAGCTCTAGCTAATTGTAATGCATAATTTATTTTTTCTTGAAGACTTCTAGGTACATTATCTCCTTTAATAGTAATTTTTTCTGGTAATCCTAAATCTTGTCCATTTTTGTTTACACGCAACAATGCGCTTAGTATAGGACTATTAGCAATAACATTACCTATTTCTTTACGTGCTTTACTAGATTCTCTATATGTGCTATTAAAATCTAATAATGCATTAATTTCTGGACTTTGTACTCTATAACCATGTTGGTCTTCTACCTTTAATATTTCATTTAATTTTCTTTGTCCGCTTACTGCGTTTGAAATAAACTCTTCAAATGAACGAGGCATATTAGCTTCAGTAATTCTTATAGGAGCTTCATTAGCTTTTTGATGCATAGTAACTTCAGTAATTTTATCAACTAAATGATTGTATTCATTAATTTTATTAAGTATAACGTCTCCGTTAGGCATTGATGCTATTCTATTTGCTGATGTTCGTATGTCTATTTTTCTAAAAGTTTTAACTCCTGTTTCTGAATTTGTTTCTATAACTGGACCTGCGGTTTTTGCAATATCACCTTCAATACTATTTATCATATCTTCAGCAGTTTTTATAAAAGATGTTACAATATCATCTATAGTTTGATTATTTTTTTGATTGAACATTTCGTTCATTTTATCAAAACCTTTAGTATCAGCTTCAATACCTTTCTTTTTCATAAGCTCTACAAATGTTCTTTTTTGATTTGGAGTTAATTCACCCCATTCTTTAATAGATTTATTTTCACCAATGTATTGGTCTTTACTTAAAAATACCATAGCATCATCATACAACTGTTTATTTTTTGCATCATTTTCTATAGGTTTGCTATCTACGTCTATATTTTGATTTTTATTTTTTATAAATATTCTATTTTTTTGTTTACCTTCTCCTCTTTCTGTATTAATAACTTCATTAATAGCATCAAACACTTCAGGATTAGAATCTGTAGGTACAAAATCATGTTTTAATTCGTTTTGTTTATGAACCATTTCACGAACTTTACCCCAATAACCCATACGAGGTCCACTCATATCACTACCAAGTGCTTGTACCCAGTTATCTACTTGTTGAAATTCTTTACTAAAACGATTTTGAGGTTTACGATTAAACGTTAATGCTCCTTCGTATGTTTTAAAAGCACCAGTATTAAAATCTTTGTATACTAAACCTTTACCATGTTTACTTAAAAAACCTCCAATTAACATAGACCTCATTTTATCTTGTACTGTTAAATTTTCATCCATTAACATTGAAGGTCCACCACCCATTACTAAACCACCAAGGAACATACGAGGAGTACTACCAACTAAATCTTTTCTAACTTGTCTAGCAAATTCACCAGCCCATTCACCAGTTGTCATTTTAGAATGAACTTTACTAATACTACGTTGCATAATTTGTGCAGCTATTTTCTTTTGTTCTGGAGTACCGCTTTGTAAATATTCTAATAATTTACTTGCACTTACACTAACAACTTTATCATCTTCTGTTCTAGTTAATTGTTTTAATAGACCTTGTAAATCTTTTGTTATATAATTTTCCATATAAAGTGGAGCAGCTTTACCTTGTTTACCTCCTACTCTACTACTACTTAATGCTAAATAAGAAAATATTTGACCAATAGAATTTTGACCAGAAGCTGAAGCAACATTATAATTATTTGCATAAGTTCCTCTAAATAACGCACCTATTCTTTCAAATGGATTTTTACCACGCATAAATGCACTTAATCCTGAAGCTCCTCCTTCTATACCTCCTGGTATAAATCTAACTGCTCCTAATGCGCCCCCTACAGCTAAAGCATGTAGTGTTGTATTCATAGGGTCATATTCAACTCCTTCTTGTCCAGCATCTAAAGCCGCAATTACATTATCAACACCAGCAAATAAAATACCTTCTTCAGCCATATGCGTTAAAGCTAATCTTCCTGGTTTGTCATCTAATCCAAATACTTTTGCAAAATATCCTTGCAAGTTAGATACAGGTCTACCTCCAACGTCATCAATAGATTTTCTAACTAAATTACCTATTTGTTTAGCTGCGTCATCTGTAATAGAAATACCACTAGCTTCTGCAAATTCTTTAAATAATTTACCTGATTGGTCTTTTATGCTATCTAAAAACTCATTACGTAATTTTGCATTATGTAAAACATCATCAAAACCTTCAATTTGTGTTTTAATTTTAGGAGTAATAATATCATCAATAAATCCTTTAGGAGTTAAATCATCAGCTAAATTAGCTGTAGTAGGCATAGTTCCTTTACCTATTTTTATAGAACCATCATCAATTAATTTTGTAACTAGTCCATCAGCTTCTTTTTGAATTTCTTTAACTATTTTTTGACCACTTGCTTTACCAGCTGCAGCTCTACCTATTGCACTAATACCTATTTTACCAGCACCAAATGGTGCTAAAAATCCAAGAGCTGAACCAATGTCTCCACCCCATTTTTGTACTTCAGTTTCTCTTTTAGCTTCATAAAAAGGGTCTACTCCAAGTCTAGGTAATCCTCTTTCTGGTATTCCTAATAGCGCCATATTAACACCACCTTTTACAGCTTCTGTTGTAAAATCAAATATGTTAGAACCTAATCGTTCAAACATAGTTTTATCTGTATCAAATTGTGTGTTGTTATTAACTTGGGAATATTGGTCCCCAAAACGTTCACGCATCTTTTTTTCAATGCTACTTTGTGGCATTAGTATTCCCTATTTTGATTATAAATGTATCCGTATTTACCTTGAGCTTTTGGTTTTTGAGCTTCATAAGCATTTCCAGCTATGTAAGCTGCTTTTTGTCTTTTTTGTTGTTGTTCTATTGCTTGATTAATTGCATCTATTTCTAACATAGATATAGATTCTAATTTTTTTAATTCTTCTGTTCTAAAATCATACATTTCATCAGACATAAATGGTAATCCTAAATCCATATTTGTTGTTCTTTGTGTTGTAATAGTATAATGTTGAGACTTTTCATTGTTTAAATTTTTATTAATAGATACACGCCTTTTAATTAATGCATCTATGTTAGATTGGTATTTATTGCTCATATATTGATAATCACCGTATCTACGATTAGAATAATCTGTAGAAGGGTCGTTGCTATCTAACATTTGCATCCATCCAAATGCATCTGTATTTCCTTCTTCAGAAATATAATCTTTTACTACCCAACTTAATTCATTGTCAAAACTATTATAATAGTCATCTTTAACGTTTCCAGATAATAAATTAGTTTCAAATTTATCTAACGCTTCTAGATTAGCATCATTAATTTGTTTTTGTATATCTTCATCAACACCTTCTGGTATAGAATAATCTTTTTTAGAAGGTTTTTCTGAAAGAGTTATTGGACTATCTTCGTACATTCCTGCAGTTACAGGTTGATTTTCTTGAGCAAATTTATCTCCAAACTGAAAATCTCCAAACTCTGTTTGAAATGTTTCTTCTGCCATTCTATCATATATTTCTTGATTTGTACTTAATTTTTTAAATTCTGGAAATTGTTGATTTAATTGTTCTGCATCTAAACCAAATGCTAATCCTATATCTTCTACAATTTGTCTACTAGTTAATAAATTTTGTCCACCAGCTATATGCAAAGATAAATATTTTCTTGCTAATTCAGTAGACCAACGTTCACCATCTTTAACATCTTTTAAAAAAACTTTTGAACCATCATTATTAGTTATAAAATAATTATCCATTAAATATTCAGATAAATCACTAGTTCCTTTTTTACTACTATATCCTGATAAAGTAGGAGTCTCTCCATCCATTTTAGTGTAACCTCCTGTGTCCATAAGAGGTTGTATATAGTTTGTATAAAATTCTAAACCTGCGGTTTCCATATTTGTAACTGCTAAATTACTAAGACTAGTTTTAGTAGTATTAAATAATTCTCTATCTTTTGCTTCTTTATCTAAATCAAATTCGTCTTCTTGTAATCTTAATTTACTTTTTGCTATATCTAATTCTTCAGCAAATTCAGCTTTGCTTTGTTCTAATTTAAGCATTTCTAATGCATTTCTTTCAGAAGAAGCTTGTCTTCTTAATTTAGCATCTAACATACTATTTAATGTTTTGAATATATTTGCGTATTGTACTGCCATTTTATTTCCTAAAATAATGTTTCAAAAAAAGAATCACGTTTACGAGCTTCTTGATTTTGTTTTTTTAATAATTTAATTTGATTATCTATTCTCGCTGTTTCTTGAACTTCTTGTGCTTGTGCCATAGCAATAGCGTTATCTCTTGTATCTACAAGATTTTTCATTTGCATTTGCAATTTATCTTGCATTCTACCTTCCATTCTATCATATGTAGACATTATTTGTCCGTAATTAGAAAATTTATTTGTATCTAAAGCACTATCTATTGATTGATTCATTTGTTCCCATTGTATGCCATAACCCATACCCATAGTATCCATAGCTGTATTCATTCTATCTTGAGCCATTTCTTCTTGTGCTTGTGTTAATTCTGGCAACAAACGTAATTGTTCTTGTAATCCGCCTAAAGCAATATTATTAAATCTTATTTGCGCTCTATTTTGTCTAGCTTCTGCTCCTGCTCCTGAAAGCAAACTAAAAGCTTGTAATCCAACTTGTGCTGTTACTGGGTCCATATTATTCGTTCTCCGTAAAAGGTTTAAACATTGCTGGAGGTCTAAATGTTGTTGTAAAATCTGGATTTATTAATTTTGCATCTAATAAAGATTGATAAATATTAGGGTCTTCAAACACATTCATATAATTTGTTTGTTCGTTTTGTTTGCGTTTATTAAATATGCTATTGTCTCCAACTAAATCACCAAAATCAAATCCTTCTTTTTTTCCAAAGTTAGGAGTATAAGCTGGAGGTAATTTATCAGAATATTGTTGTATATTTTTATCTAAATATTCTTTTACTTTGTTAAATGCACTATATTCACCCATAGTGTTTCCTTGACTATCTTCAGCAAAATCATAAGATGCTGAACCTATAGCTTCTTGTGGTAATAGCCATTGTAAATTATTTTGTAATGAACCTAAATCAAAACTATAAGGTAAAGGTTTGTTGTTACTATCTACATTTTGATTAATATCGTAAGGTGTAGTTGATTCATATTTATCTAAATAAGGAGCTACTGTAGAAAAGTTTACATTTTGACTTATTGCATCTACTAAAAATGCTTGTTGTTTTTTTGCAGTTTTTCTAGCATCTTTACTTGCTTCTTTATCATTTAATATTTCAGTAGCTTTTAAAAATTGATTATAGTCTGCATCTGATAATGTTTCAGATAAAAATATTTTACCATCACGAGCATCTTGTATCATGTCTTTTATAGCTTTAGAATATGTAGACCATCTACCTATACCTCCAAAATATTCATCTTTAGTTTCGTTATATATAATTTCTCCAATATTATAACTATGTTTAGGGTCTTGAGCTAATGCTGTATATAATCCAAATTTTTGTGCATTTTCTATAGATTTTCTTTGACCTTGTTTAAATGTCCATCCTGTACCACCGCTTATATCTACTGGATTATCTGTAGCAAAACTTTGTCTAACACGTCTACCTTCAGCTAACAAAGCACCTTCAGATATTTCTTTACCGCCTATAAAAAACTTTTGATTATTTATATCACTAAAATCAGTTCTACCTGCTAACCAGTCTAAAGCAGTATTACCTTCATAAATTAAAGGAGCGCCAAGTTGTGTTTCTAAACTAGATGCACCTAATTCTATTAATTTATTATTATCTTTAACTTCGTTTAAAGTAGAAAGTGATTCAAGAAAAGCAGAAGTAGCTTCATAAAATCTTTGTTCATCGTTTTCTCTCTCAATAATACCTTTTTGTACTTCTTTACTTTGCGACATAGTACCAGAAACATCATATTTTAATGCGTTTAAAGATGCTTTTATATTGTAAACTCTAGCATTTGGTTTATTGATTGGCATAATATTTCCCGATTTTTATATATAATATATTACTTATAGTCATAACATTCAACTGTTTTATCCAGATTTTGCCTTTACAAATTTTCTAACTACAGGACTATCATTTAATGGTCTACCATCAGACAGATTAATCCACTCACCTCTTCTTTTAATATACTGTTCTACTTTATTTAAATTACCAGGATTTTCATAATAAACAATATCTCCTTCTACTCCTGATTCTTGCGTAGGTATTTCATCTACAAACCTTGGTCTTTGTTGGGAATAATGATTAGTTCTTCTTTTATTATCAGAAGTTCCCCCGCCTACTCCAGCAAAAATAGGAACGCTAAATTTTTTTTCTATTTCTTTTGCCATTATTTTACACTCTTTTGTCTATATATTATTGACATATCATTTATTTCAAAATCAGCTGATACATCTTGACCGCTTACATCTTCAAACTTCATACTAAATGTTTTAATATTATTTGCATTAGATTGTGTATATAATTCTATTACTGTAAAGTTAGCACTACCTACTATGTTTGTTATTTGAGCACCAGAACTATCTACAAAATTATTAGTGTATCCGCCTCCGTCTACTGAATATTTAGGCAATACATTTGTGTTACCACCACTAGCACCTTTATACGTTAATTCTACTTTAATTACTTTCTTTTTAGCTTGTGTTCCAAAGTTTAATTCTTTTAATTGAACATTAAAGTTATTTATAGCTTCTGAAGAACTTGATTGCCAAGGAACAATAGTAGTTTGGTTTGCAGTATTTTCGTATCCATATATTAAACTACCATTCCACATATTTACTAAGTTTGTTTTATCTTCAGCGTTTAATCTAGCTGTTCCTTTTACCCAAGAACTTGTTACCATATCATAAACTAAAATGTCCCCACTATTGCTTGTAGCATTTTTAAATGACTTCATAATAATTAATTGTTTTGACTTAGGAGAAAAACCTACCATTGTTTCTCCGTTTACATAAAAACTACTCCATAAAGATTCTGATATAAAACGTACACCTTCTTTTACAAATAAATCACCTACTTGTCTACCATTGTATAAATATACTCCATGTTCATTACACCAAGCTACACCATAATCTGTTTCACATACTGCATTGTGATGAGATACGCCTTTGTGTTTGTGTGTAGCTTCTAAAAACTCTTGGCTTTTTGTTGCATTGATAATATATAGAGTGTTTTGTTTGTATTGTAATAATCTATCTGCATATGTAGCTAGTCTAATAATTTCTTCACCATCATTAACTGCAACATCAATTCTTCTATCCATTGTAAAAGTATCAAATTGTCCAGCTCTAGACTTAAATACACTATCGCTTAGAATGCGTTCTTTGTTATGTTTATCAACTAATTTTACATTTCCTAAGTATAACCTTTGTCCAATTAAAACAGACGTTTTCCATTTGATTTGTTTTATTAAATGTTCTTGCCTTAATCTTTTATTAGCTAAAGGAGGAAAATTAAAAGGAACTCCTAATCTATACTTGCCTGGATTCATTACTGCATAATTAGCCATTAGTATTCCCTTTCTTGTTGGTCTTCATCATAGTCAGGTGGAGCTGATAAACCACTATCAGCTATAGTCATATATTGTATATCACTATCTGCTATAACGTTAAAGTTTTCATCTAACACTTGTACTCTAAATTCTCTATCTGTTCCTGGTCCTGGTAGTGTTAAAGGAACATAATACGTATCTACTGTAGTTCCTGGTGTACCAGATATACCAGTCTTTAATGCAATTTTACTTCCAGATGCACCTCCTACATATAAAGGAGATACTGCTCCACCCCAAACTCTTAAGAATCCAAACCTATTATCAAAGCCATTAGCTGAATTATTATTATCTAATTTAACTCTTAAAAATACATTACTATAAGATTTTCCTGCAGTACTAGAAGTATAAGCAGTTCCACTATTCATCCAATCAGTTCCAGTGCCATCATTTTTATCATGAAACGACAAAGCTGTATTTTGTTGTATAGCATTATAAATTTGTATTCCTTCTTTTTGTGCAAAAAACTTTGGCGTAACATTTTGTTCAGCGCTATCACCTTGCCATTTGCCATGAGTAGTTTCATTTTGAGGGTCATATACATTCCAAAAATGTTTACCACCTTCTTTTAAATCTGTGTGCATTAAAAATATCCAATCATCATCTGCTTGTTCTTTAAAATAAAAGTTTAATCCAATTAAACGATTATCTCCAAATATGTTATCTCCAGATAAAGATGTTGGTTTAGAACCAGCAGTTCCTACACCTAAAAATACTTGAAAAGAAATTTGCTCGTTATACAAAGGTATAGAATCTTCTATTCTATTTACAAAGTCGCTATAAAATATTGATATTTCTCCTTCTTGATTACCTTGATAAATTGCTGTAGCACCAAAGGTAAAGTTTCCATTCCACTCTCCACCCTCAGTAGTTTTATATCCTAAAATTAAACTACCTTTTTGTGAACTAATAGTAGAAGCATCAGGACTAGCGCTTTCTATATCTATTAATTTCATAGTTGCTCCTGATAAAGCATCAAGCTTACGAAGTTTTTGATTGCCGCTATCCCATTTAGTTATATCGTGTAGATTTGTAGAATTACCTCTATCATCAGTCCAAAACAATGACTGGTCTATATATCCAAACCATTTACTATTTTGACTAAAAGAAGCATCTCCAATACGTAATAAACCATCACCATAATAATAATTAGGTTTTATAGCACCATCAAATGTTACTTCATCAGACAAAAAACTAGGACTAGAACCATCTTTGTCTCTATAATAAAAACGAACTTTAGTGTTCGCTTTGTCATATACAGCTAAATAGTCATCTGGGTTATTAGCACTACCATGGTCGTAATCAGAAGAAAAATAATGTAAGCCATATCCAGGCTCAACATCAGCGGTAGCACCACTTGTAATAGCACTACCTTTATTTCCTAATCCTACTAGTCTACCTATTTTATGAGTAGATACACCATCAGCTTCACGTAAGTCTATATCACGTATATCTTTTGAGTCTGAGTTATCATGAATACCACCATGAAACCCTAGTATTTTATACTCTTTTTTTGGCATTGACTAGCATCCACATCCACATTCACAGTTCATGTTGCCCTCCTATTTCAATGCTTTTTTAACTTCAGCCCAAACTTCATCGTCTAGCTTATTATCAGACTTAGCAATAAAATAATCACCTAGTTTTAATAATACAGCTTTTAGAATTTTTTCGCTTAAGAGGCTTGTAAGTAATTTACTAACTACAATATTCATATTATCTCCTATTGAATTTCCTTTTTAATCTTATCAAATACCTCTTTCTCATCAAATCTCATACTAATACCAGGTTCATATCTCATAACCTCTTTACCTTCTTTTAAAATAATAATAGTAGGAACAACTTTAACTTTCCATTCTTTTTGTATAACTGCACCAATAGCTTTATTACTTAAATCTATTTCTGCTACATAACAAAGTTTAGCTAATTTTTCTACTTTAACTCTATTTGCATGATTCCAAGATGCGTTTACTTGGACTACTGCACATTTTTGTACATTTAACGCTTGTATTTCTTGAAAACTATTTAAGTTGACTGATTGTGAGTGCAACCAAGATAGTGACGAGAAGAGCGTTAATACCAAGTATGATATAAATTTGTTGTTCATTTGTAAACCTCATTATTTGTTATTCATGTCTATAAGGGTTTCAGTGATAGCTCTTGTATCATCTTTAATGTCATCTACTTTTTCTTCAAGCTTATCTACTTTACCTTCTGTATTTAATATAGAATCACGAATCATTTGGTCTTTCAAATCATACTCCATACGTGATACTTCTGGTTCTGGTAGTTCTTTTGCAAGTTCTATTTCTGCTTGTAAAGAATACCACATACCGATTATCATTCCTATAGTGACTACGATACTAATTCCAGTTTCTAAAGATAGTGTAAATTTTGTGTCTTTACCGACTTCCATTGTATTCCCCTATTATTTTAAATTAAAGTAAGGGGGACTAAGCCCCCTCCCTTTCTACTTTTCTTCTTTTGGAAGAGGTGGTATTACTTTAAATCCTTGTTCTTTCAAACCAGAAATATAATTGTGCATACCACGTAATTCAGCTATTTGAGCTTCAATAGATTTTAGAGTATCCTCTAAATTCATTTCCTGTTGTTGCTCTACTTTTTCTTTAGCCATTGTTTCTCCTTATTTACTATTAATAGTATTAGAATTTATTACATAAATAGTATTTATTCAAGTTCTGAATGAACTAATACGCCACCTGCGTAAAAATTATTGTTTTTTGTTAATATTGTATATGTAGTGTCTTTGTCTGCTATATACTCAAACCTATGTATTTCTTTAGTGCCGTCTATCATTTGTATGCTATTGCCTACTTCTAATTGCTCAACATCTAAATTGTATAAATCTTTACTCCTTTGCGGTCTATAACTAGCCATAGAGCCATCTGCTAAATAAATAGGGTGGTCTCTAGTAACTATTATATTTTTTAATTCATCATTATCATCATACATAACTTTAATTAAATTGTTATGTGCTACAAATAATGTATCTAATATTGGTACTTCTTCTATACTTTCTGTTTCAAAGTTATAAGAATATATAATATCACCATCATCTAAATCATATATACTTTTCATACCATCAGGAGTATTTACTAATATACTACCATGTATACAAAATCCACCAAATGCTTGGAATGTTATATTGCCAGTTATAGCTGCAGTATTAGCACCATTATTTACCAACGTAAAACTAAATGAACCTGTACCATCTTTATTAGAAGGTGTATGTTGCCAACCTGGTCTTAACTTTAATGTACCAGAATTAAAGCTACTTAATGAACTTTCTAATTGACTAATAGTAGATGCTCCACTTGTACTAGTACTTGGTGTGCTGCCGTCTGTAGTAAATTGAAACTTTAAATTACCAAATGGTCCACCACTGGTAGTAAAATTATTTACATCAACACCACCGCTACCACCAGATAATGTTATTGTTGCAAAACTATTTGCCATATCAGTATCCCCAGCTTCTCCAGTACAATGTAATCCAGTGTTACCACTAATAGACCAAGATACTCCAGCGTCGTGGTCGTAACTATAAAACTCTGTCATTGAATGAGGTGCACTACCATCAGGTCTATCAGCACTTGCATTAGCTGTATTAATAGTGTGTCCATATAATGCACCACTACCAGTAGATAAATTTTCTAATTCAGAATTAGCTCTATTACTAGCATAATCTAACTCAGTTAGTATCTGACTTATCTTTATTTCGCCTGATGATTGTAAAGCCATTATTTGCCCTTTATGCGATTAATTAATTTGATTAAATATGCAATCATTACTCAGCGTCTCTAATTGCTTTTAAATCAACTAATTCAGCATCTACTTCAGTAAGCTGTGCTTCTAAACTAGCTTTATGTGCTTCTGCTTGTGATATAGCATTATCCACTGGTTGAACATCAGTGTAATCTACTACTTCTACATCTTTACCTGAAGCATCTTGCATTGTTCTTGTATGTTTAATTTCTACCATTTTAGGTGAATCAACTGCTTCTTGTGTTTTTTCTGCGATTACTTTAGCCATTTAACTTCTCCTTAAGTTCGTTTATTTGTTGTTGTTGTTCTTGTACTGCTTTTATTAATACTGAAGTTAGTTTAGCATAGTCTACTGTTTTGTGAGTATCCTCACTATTTAATGTATCTACTTCTACTACTACTTCTGGTATAATCTTTTCTATCTCTTGTGCTATCACACCAATATCGTGTTGTCCATTTCTTTTGTCTTTCCAGTCAAATGATACTGGTCTAATATCTAGCACATCTTTTAATCCATAATTTAGATTTTCTACATTTTCTTTTAGTTTTGCGTCTGATGCAATAGTTGTAGAAAATGCTACTACATCACCATCAAATAATCCATTACCATCTTCATCTACTCTAAAACAAACATCTGTAATAGGTGCCGTTGCACTATTTGAAATACTTCCACTTTCTATATCTGTTCTACCCCAAAATAAGTACTTATCACTATTAATTAACATTCCGTGAGTATTAGTACTATTACCAGCTGACTTTAAGTATGTATAATCTCCTAAGTTACTACCATAAGAATTATAAATAATATCGTGAGTAGGAGCATTAGACCAAGATGATATATTCATTCTTAATAAAGTACCATTTGTGTTAGCTTGATAATAACTATGAGCATATCCTATATTGTAGTATAAATTTGCCCAACCATTACCACTATTTAAAAAGTTAAATGCACTATTTCCATTACCCTTCATACGTAATGTGTTTGTTAATTCTCCTAATGCAAAATCATCTCCAGCTTGTACTGTTATTGCTCCACTAACTTTTAAATCAGATGTTCCTCCATCTGCTTGCACAACATACAGTTGAGAAGCTCCACTTGCTCTAATACCAGGAGCATTTGCGTAATTAGATGATGTACTACTATAAAAACCACCACCTTGATTAGTACCAGATTCGTAAGCAAAATAACTACCATCTACAATAGTACTAATTTGTGCATTCTTTTCTACAATACTAAATACACCACCATCGTGTTGTACTCCACAAACTCTTTCCCAACCATTGCTTCCTAAATCTCCTATCCAAGAACCTGTGCTTAATACTCCAGATGTACTATCTCCAGCATAAGAACTACCGTTAGCTACTGTTAAATTACCAGCAATATCTACATTACCATTATCTAGTCTAACGCTCATTTTTCTATAAGCAGTTCTATCGTTACCAGAATTATTTTTAAATGTTTTTGAACCTAAACTTGGAGAACTTGAACCTCCAGTAAAATCAATTCTATTAGCACCATTTTCTGTATTTATACCCCACTCAACGTGCGGTTCAAAGTCAGCAAATATAATAGTATCACCTTCAGTTGTTGCTTGTTGTATTGCTATTGCTGCTCCTGAATCTCCAGTTCCTGAAGAATGTATAGTTACAGCTGGATAATTATTTGTAGCAAAAGTCTTCTTAATAGTGTTGCTACCGCTTCCTAAATCTATACTAGCTTCAACTAAACCATCAGTATAAGACAATGTATTAACATCTCTTGTCCACATAAAATCAGAACCCCAACCATGTAAAGTTCCATCGTCTGCTGCCATATCCCAAAGTTCTACAAAATATAAAATATTATATGCATTTGCATGATTGTGATATACTTTTAAATTACTTCCATCTACAACTGCAAGAGGGTGATTAGAACTACTACCTTTTCTAGAAACAAGGTGTAATTTCCAAGCTGAATTGTCTTGGTCATAAGTTAAAATATATACAGCTCCAGTATCTGTACCAGTACCAGTTGTATTTAAAGTAATTCTATATTGATAATTTACATGTAAAGTTGTTCCTAATTCAGTACTTAAAGTAATAGCTTGTCCATTTGAAGTACCAGCACCAGTTACAGTTACACTACCTCTATTATATTTTCTACCAGCAAATTCTATACTACCATCTACGTGTAGCAATTCTCCAATAGAGCTAGTTCCAATACCCACCCTATCAGTACTTGCATCAGTATATAATAAAGTATCATCGTTTTGTCCTTTAACAATAAAGTCGTAATTATCTCCACCATTATTAACAGTAAATCCTCTGTAATAATTATGTCTTGATGATTCATAAATATAAGCTAATTCATTACCACTTGAAGTCGGCAAATATTCGTGCCAAGCGTCTGTGTTCCAACTTGGTATTCCTATCCAACCATTAGCATTGTTATCTGTATTTCTAAACTCTATTCTTTGTGTAGCTGTTCCAGATAGTAATAAATAAGTAGCACTTCCTCCACCTACGCTTTCAAAATTACTACCAGTACCATAAAACTTAAAATCACCATCAGTGGCAATATCAAATCTAGTAGCACTTGCAGTGTTATCCCATAGACTAAATTTATCTGCATTATTTACACCTAAATTATATTGTTGTGCGTCATTAAAATATTGTACTTGTGCATTACCATTTGTTTTATCAGTTTCTAATCTTAAATACACATCATTAGATGCATCTTTTACGTGCAATCTAACATCAGGATTTGTTAATCCCATCCCAATGTTTCCACCATTTAAATAACTATTACCATTAACATTTAATTTTACTCTTGTTTCATAATTAGCGTTGTTTGTTGGGTCTGTTGCTTTATATAATAGAAAATAACCACTACTACCACTACTAAAAAATCTTGCTGTTGGAACTGCTCCACCTTGTCCGTTTCTAGCAAAAGATATATCTTGTCCCCAACGATATGATTTAATTTGTAAATGGTCTCCCGCATTTATAATACCACCTGCGTCGTCGTATGTGCTAAACTCATACATAAATGCACTATTAGAAGTTGTTTGTCCTAAATATAAATTAACAGCTTCACTAGACGTTCCTCTAAATTGACCTATACCAGCAACATCAAGAGTTGCATTTGGCGATGAACGAAGAATACCAATTCTATTAGAACTTGCATCTGCAAATAATAAATGAGCATTTGTATCACTTTCTACTCTAAAATCTACATTGCTTTGACTTTCATTTACTACTACTTGATAACCACTTGCTGCTTTTAAATCTAAATTGTTTGCTCCAGTTGCTGTAACTATTGCTCTACCAGTATCCCAGGATAATATTCCATGTGCTGCTGCACTACCCCAATGTATAGTACCATCATCTTTTAAATAAATTCTATCTCCTATATCTAAGGTAGCTCCAGGACTTGAAGTTGAAATACCAACTCTATCAGCACTCGCATCTACAAAAAATAAATGAGTGTCTGTATCTCCCTCAATTCTTGTATCGTAATTTCCACCATCTTGATTTACTGTTAATCCTCTATGAATTTGAACAGAATTAACACCCCAAGTCTGTACCATAGCACTATTTGTAGTATCTCTTAGATATAATACATCTTCTCCACTATTGTTATATTGAAGAAAGTTAGTATTTCCATTTGTAAATGCTACACCATAATTAGTAGTAATTGTTGAACTTGCACTCAATGCACCTGTTAATGCTAAGGTACTTCCATTAAAAGTAAGATTAGCTTCTCCATTTAAAGCTGTTGAACTACTAAATGTTGCTATTCTATTATTACTACCATTTGCTACTGCTGATACTGCACCACTGCTTTGAGAGTCTACATATGCCTTAACACTTTGTTGAGTAGGTACATGGTCAGCACTATTAGAAGCCATATTGTCTTCATCTTTAGTTGGAAGTCTATCTATATCTAATGAACCAGTTAAATTACCAGCATCTAAGTAATAGCTACCTTGACTTCCATCTAGAGTATCAGCGTCTAGTCCACTACCACTTCCGTCATTACCACTATGCCACATCTCAAACCAACTACCAAAACTACCATTAGAAACTCTTCTTATAAAAAATAATTGATTATCATTAGCTCCACCAGACATCTGTAATCCGTAATTACCACTACCGTCAGTTTGATGTGAGTATAAATTTAATCCCCAATTAGCATTATTAGCCATTGAGCCACTACCACCCAATGGAGTATTAGTAGAACTATTACTATATCTAAATGGTTGTAATCCAGATGCTTTGCTAGTTGATATATCACTAGTAAATGCAGTATTTAAATTTGTAAATTCAGCTCCATTAAGTATAGCTGTTGTAGTTGTATCTCCTAATAGTTTACCAGTAAAAGTAATATTACCAGCAGCAGTATCTCCAGTATCACTTCTTAAATATTTAGTGTCTGTATGTTGTGTAATACTTGAAGCTGCTATTCTTGCATCTGCAAATGTGCCACTTGTTATTTTATTTGCTGATAAGTTAGGTATTCTTGAAGTTCCTAGTATACCAGTTGTAATCTTATTTGCTGATAAGTTAGGTATTCTACCAGTTGCTAGTGTACCAGATACTACTTTATTTGCAGGAATATCATCTAATGTTGCTAAGTCGCCTAAACTTGCAGTAGTTGCTAATCCACTAATTCTACTAGTTACGTGGTCATATATAGCGTTACCAGTTGCCAAAGTTGTAGCACCATCTGAAACTGCAGCAGTATCTAATTCAGCACCAGTTCCTAATCCTAAATTACTTCTTGCTGTTGAAGCACTTGCCAAGTCAGATAGGTTGCTTGATTTTAATAAGTTAAGACTTGCACTGCCAGTTACATTTCCTGTTACGTTTCCTGTTACATTGCCTGTAAAACTAGGTGCTGTTATCGTATGAGAAAAATCAAATTCATCATTAGTTGCATCCCATAGCATTGTTGCATCAGTTGATGAATTTACAGCATCTTGTATTGTAATACCTGCACCATCTGCAGAGCTTGAAGTATCATTAGTAGCATGATAATTCATTACAATGTTTTTATCTTCTACTTGTAAAGTAGCTGTATTTAAAGTTGTAGTATCACCCTGTACAGTCAAATCTCCACTTATTTGTACACCATTTGAAAATATAGCATCTCCTGATGTAGAAAGTATTACAGCAATAGCAGAAGATGAGCCTGATTTCAATGTAAGTCCACCAAGAACTTGGCTTAATCTACCATATTCTGTGCCACCGTCTTTTAGTATAATTTCAGAACCATCTGCATCAAGAGTTATATTTCCTGCTACATCAATACTATCTGCTACTAAATTTCCTGTAACAATAGGACTTGCTAAAGTTTTGTTGGTAAGTGTTTGAGAGCCAGTAAGTGTTGCTACTGTAGAATCAATAGATATATCATCTGCATTAGCATCTATACCTGTACCGCCAACTACGTCTAAAGTTATCTCTCCAGTAAGACCGCCACCAGTAAGACCAGCACCAGCTATAATTTCATGAATGTTTCCTGTTTCGTCTGTTTCTGTTGACAAGGTAGGAGATACCTGTGTAAATTCTTGTTGATATACGATACCATTTCTTTTTTCTTGCTTAAATAATTTACCTTTCTCAAGAAAAGAAATAGACTCACCTTCTCTTATGTTTGATATAGAAGGTCGTACCTTAAAGAAGGAGTCAATATTGTTGACTAAGTGTTTGCCAGATTTAGGCATTATGAAGCTCTCTTATATTTAGTTCTGTATTCTATTGTAATATCATTTATTTCTAATTCGTTAGTGGTATCTGCTCCACTTACATCTAATCTAATAGATTCACAGTCTTGGTTTACTGTAAAAACAAGTGTTTTGAACTGAGCAGAATCAATATCTACAGTTTCTGTTGTAGTAAAAGTTCCTCCACTATTACCGTTTAAAAGAGTTTTTAATATAATACCAGCGCTTGAACCATCATCTTTTGCAGTCACATAAACTTTATATACTTTTTTTACTCTACCTGGTTCATCAAAATCTATATCTTTCGTTCTAAAAAGCATATGCGAGCCACCGCTATCTCCAGAAGATAGTTTTCTTATAGTCTTATTGTTGCTACTATGTGCATATTCTGCAAAGAACATACCGCCTACTGTAGATACTATATTAGACATACCTTTCATACCATTACTATCTACAATATCTTGTCTATTTTGCTGAAACCAAGCTTGTGTGTTAAAGTCGTATACAAAAAAACTATTAGTTCCATTTGTTCCAGATTCAGTATTAGCAAAAACAACTAACTGTTTGTTGATGTTGTTATAAGATATGGCATGAACTTTACCTGCGGTTCCAGTGTTCCATGAAGAGTCATCTAGCTTTACTGTAAGCTCTGTAGGAGCTGATTGTCCGTTATATAAGTATACGCCATTTTCATTCACCCAACATACTCCAAAAGCAGTTTTTGTTATAGACTCTGGATATTTACAACCCATACCTTCATATTCTGCTTCTAAATACCATCCAGCATCAGAGCTTGATGATACATTTATAATATATAATTTATTTTGTTTATATGCTAATAATCTATTTCCCATGCTAGATAAAGCATTAAAAGAATCTCCATCATTAATTCCTATGTCTAAGAAAAAAGATGTAGGAAATGTTTTAAATCTATTGACAGGACTGTAATGTATTCTGTCATCAAAAACTTCGTCATTAATTCTTACATTGCAAACCCAAGCCCTTCTAGAACATACAGTTGCTCCTTTAAATCCTCCGATAGTTCCAAAGTCTAGTCTATCTTCATCTTGAGAATAACCATTAATACTTTCATATGTATCTAGAGCTGGAGACTGTGCGCTTAATCCAGTTACAGAAGCATTCGCTGTACTTCCACTGGCATAAGTTCCTGAAGTAGACCAAGTTTTGTAATCATCAAATAAGTTTGTTCTAACTCCTCTTTCATAGTCCACATCTAATAACAGTTGATATCTTTCATTGCTGTTTTGCGCTCTTACATATATTCTTATTCCTTTTTCACCCTCTCTAAATGCATTGGTTGTATTAATTTTAAAACCTATATCTTCAAAAAATTGACCAGCAGTTAAAGTACAAGTGTCAGGACTAGAAAATACATGAGGCAAAGTTTCGTCTCCAGTATAATCTACAAAGGTATATGTAAATTCATATGTATCTGCTTCCCAACCGCCTCCTGATGCTCCTTTATCATATATAAGTTCGAACTCTCCATCTTGGTCTAATGAAGCTGAAAAAGAATCTGCATCAGCAAAGTTTGCAAGATTAGTTGCTGTATCTGATACTTTAGCAGAACCTGAGATAAACTTAGCTACATCTACTGTAAATCTAGGTTTGGTAACAAACTGTAATACTTTAGGGTTGCTATTAGCATCTCCAGATACTACTTTTTTATCTGAAACATATAAACTTCCATCAACAAAATAATATACAGGTTCTACATTTGTAGAGCCGCCTAAAGCTATTTGATTATCGGTTCCTTGATGTGTAAAATCACCTGTAGCATTATAAGCTCTTGTATAGAATTTTATATCAGTACCGTCTGGATACGCCAAAACTTCTACTGATGACTCATATTGTGTTCTAGTGCCACTAGTTCTACCGACATCATATTGTGAATTAAAAGAGAATAAACCATTGCCTTTTGCAGCATGGTTTAATGAAGTTGCACCAGAAACAAGGTCTGTAGGGAATGCTGAGGTTCTTAAGGTTCCTGGAACGTTTGTCAATGTATTAATACATAAAGTTAACTCATTGAGCGCAACATCCCTAGGAGAGGACTTGGTATTAAGTCCTCCGCTAAAGTCATTCAGTTTTAACATCTGTTTAGGCACTTAGCACCCGCATCCGCATTCGCAGTTCATATTTCTCTCCTATTTTTTGTTTAGAGTTTTTTTCACTTCTGCCCATAACTTGTCATCTAATTTGTTAGATGATTTAGCTACAAGCCAATCTCCTAGGTGCATAATGATAGCTTTGATAAGCTTCTCTGTACCTAAACTTGTAAGAACTTTACCTAATATTGGTCCCATGATTCCTCCTGTTAATTAGCATTTCCATCTTCTACGTGCTTGTCTTATTCTAGAATTAGGATTATTCCTAGTTTTAGCAGAACTTCTTTTCAGTTGTCCTAAAGACCTTGCACAATAAGACTTTCTTCTTTTAGCTGCTTTGCTACCTTTCTTTACTTTACCAGTAACAGCAGTTTTTAATTTACTTCCAGGGTTTGCTCTTCTGTAAGCAGCAACACCCTTTTTAGTCATTCCAGCGCCTTTTTTAGTAGGTCTGTAATTGGCATTCTTGCCTTTTGTAGTTCTTCTTATAGACTTTGCTTTTCTTTTACTTTTTTTGCGAGCTGGCATTTTTCATTTTACCTTTACCATTACCTTGTTTCATAGCTCTCAACGCTGCAAAATCTGCAGCAGTAATTTTACCAAAAGGTTTAGCTACATCTATATTTTTCATTTTACCTTTTAATCCAGGCATTATTGAATCTCCTTCTTAATCTTATTAAAAACTTCTTGCTCATCAAATCTCATACTGATACCAGGTTCATATCTCATAACCTCTTTACCTTCTTTAAGAATGATAATAGTAGGGACAACTTTAATATTCCATTCTTTTTGAATTACTGCACCAACAGCCTTGTTATTTAAGTCTATTTCTCCTACGTAACAAAGTTTAGCTAGCTTTTCTACCTTAACTCTGTTTGCGTGATTCCAAGACGCATTAACTTGTACTACTGCGCATTTTTGTATGTTTAACGCTTGTATTTCTGCAAAATTATCTAAGTTGACTGATTGTGAGTGCAACCATGATAGTGATGAGCAGAGCGTTAATACCAAGTATGATATAAATCTGTTGTTCATTTGTAAACCTCATTATTTGTTATTCATGTCTATAAGAGTCTCAGTGATAGCTCTAGTGTCTTCTTTAATATCATCTACTTTTTCTTCAAGCTTATCTACTTTACCCTCTGTGTTTAATATTGAATCACGAATCATTTGGTCTTTTAAATCATATTCCATACGTGAAACCTCTGGTTCTGGTAGTTCTTTTGCAAGTTCTATTTCTGCTTGCAAAGAATACCACATACCAATAATCATACCTACAGTGACTAAGATACTGATACCTGTCTCTATAGATAATGTAAATTTAGTGTCTTTTCCTACTTCCATTATTGCCCCTTTATCTCATATCTGCTGGAACTACAGCCCTAGTCCCGCCGACTTTATCGTTTTTCTTCATACCGTATCTACGTACAGCTTCTTTGTAACTAGCCATACATTGTTGTGCGGAAGCCATTCTAATTTGAGCAAGACCTGGGTCTGTTGCTCTAGAAGCTGCGTCCATTAAAGCTTTTGATTTTACATAATCTATTAACGCTGGTTGTAAAACATTATCTATATCTATTGTACCAGTAATGCTTGTAAGTTTATCTGGTTCTGCATAATAAGAAACAACAAGACCGTCAATCATCTGGTCTCCAGTAGAACCAAGCTGTACTGCTTTTAATCTACCTTTGTCAGTTTCTGTTGTACTTCCATCTCCTTCTGTGGTAGCAATAGCTAATCTATCGCCTTCTACCCACCATACAAAAGTTTTACTAGGGTCTTTATATGTGCTACTTACAAAAGCCATTATATCTCCGTCCAGTTTGTATTAGCTGCTGTACTTGTTTCACTGTAGAATTGTTTTATCTCTCCATTTGTTAATCTAGGAATCTTTATATATTCTCCATCTGAATTAAGTATTGTACATCTAAATAACTTGTTAACAGTTATTGATTCATCGTCATCTAACGCATACCATAGTTGGTCATGCACTAAGTTTGTTTTTGCATTTTCTATTTGATTGGTGTATCTACCCATGTCAATTAATGCTTCGTTGATTAAGTTTAGTACATAGTTCTCTGATATACCAGGAACTGCTTGCAGTACTCTACTATAAATTTCTTTTGCTGTAAATTCTATCGCAGCCATTATAATACTCCTTGAAGGGTTTGTATTTGTTCTTTATATCTTGCATCTATTGCAGCATATTGTTTTTCATACCAGCTATATTTTGCTATATCTTTTTGTAAATTAGAATTATATTCTTGAATTTCGTCGTTTACCTGAGCGGCATACTTTGATATTTCAGCAGAAAATTTGTTAAGAATATCATCGTTATTTTGTATAGCTGCTGCCATTGTTTGTGCTGCATTTTGCAATGCTAACGCCTGGTCAGCTGCTTTGTTAGCTAAGTCAACTTGAGTTGCTTGTTGTGCTTCTTGTCTAGCATCAGCAGCATCTATGTTAGCTTGATTTAATGCTTTTTGCAAATCAGATTGATGTTTCTGTATTTCTGCTTGTATGTTTGCCTGATATCTAACATTATCTTTATTAAATTCATTTAACTCGTTTTGTATATCTAAACTGAAATTTTGTAATTCTGTATCTCTTTTTTTAGCAAAGATAGAAAAGTCTTTTTCATAGTTGGCTCTGTATAAGGTTACTTCCTTATTTATATTTTGTTCATACAATCTTAATTCAGAAACAAATTTAGAAACCAAGTCATCATTGTTTTGTATTGTTGCTTGCATAGTTTGAGCTGCATTCTGTAATGCCAAGGCTTGGTCTTGAGCTTTATTAAATTTATCTACATCTGTAGCTTGAGATGCTTCTTGTTGAGCATCTCTAGCATCAAGCTCGGCTTGAGTGACAGCTTTTCTTAAATCTGAATTGTGTTTTGCTAGCTCTGCCTCAACATTAGCTCTATACCTTGCATTTTCTTTGTTAAATTCATTAAGTTCATTTTGTATATCAGCTTGATATTCTGCTAGCTCGTTATTTAATCTACCTAATTGTAATTGTGCTAACTCTACATCTTCATTTGTTTCTAAAAATGTTTCAAACTGTGCTATGTCAAAAGTCTGTGTAGGTTTGTCATAAGTAGGGACATCTCCAGATATATCTGCCTTAGCAACTGTAGCAACTGTAATAGCTGATACAGCAGAAGCGCTAGCATCTGCGTTAGATGCAGCAGAATAGCTTACTGTACCCAAACTTGGAACACTAGGAGCAGATGAACTTATACTTAAATCTGATATACTAATACTTGACAAACTTACAGAAGGCTTGCTATAACTAGGAACGTCTCCTGATATATCAGCTTTTGATACACTAGCAACTGTTATAGCTCCAACAGAACTAGCGCTTGCATCTGAATTACTAGCCGCTGAATAGCTTACTGTTGATATGCTTGGAGCACTTGGTGCGCTTACACTTACAGTTAGAGCGCTAATTGCATTCATATTATTCATTAGTCTGTTTAACGCATTTCTTGCTCCATATAAAACTACTGCTTCTTCTGCTTCATCTGGAAAGTTTGCTATTGAACTATCTCCATGTGCTACAGTTATTGAAGAGTTTACAAAAACAACTCTACTATCATTGCTTGCATTACTTCCTGGATATGTATTTAACACATCATTTTGTATAATATATGCTGGGTCTGTTTCTGACGCAGCTTCCATATAGTTTGTATCGTTAACAATACCCATCATCATAGGTGATAATTTTCTACATGGCATATAAATCTTGCTTGCGTGATTGTCATCTTTTCTAACAACCGCTAAAATCTTTTTACCCTCTACATCTATATTGTTTGTAAAGTTTTCATTGCTTGCTACTCTCTCTAGCTTGTTTAGAGGAAGTATATTCATCACAGAACGAGCACCAGCTGATAACCAGTCACTTAATGCTGTATCATCAGTGCTTGCAAAGCCTGTCAAATCATCTATTCTTGTTTTAAAATCAGCCATTACTTACCTTGTCCTCTATACTTTTTTACGTAATACTTTTTACTTGTTTTAGTGCCATACTTAGTATTTACACTCTTTCCTTGTCTTGTTTTTTTCTTTCCGTTAGTATGTCTAACTTGTGTTCCAAAAGCAGGTCTTCTCATTTCTTTCTCCTGCTTCTAGCAAATGTTCTAACGTTAGTTGGTTTACCTCCAACTCCTTGAGCTTTTGCTCTCTTTCTTGTTACTGCACTTCTTTTTTGTGAAGCGCTCATTGTTCTAGCTTTAGCAGCTGGAACACATTTAGGATATTTTCTTTTACTATTTTTAGCAGATTTACGTCCACACTTCTGATATTTACCACCTTTTTTCTTAGAGCCGATGTCTACCCAATCTTCTCTAAACCATTTACGTAATCCACCTTGATATGCCATTATCTATAACCGCCGCCACGTTTTTTATATGTTCTTACTAACCACGCATTTGCGTATGCAGAAGGATATACTTTAAACTTTCTCTTTGCTTCAGACTTTACTCTTGAATACAAAGAAGGATTAGTTGGCGTAGGGCTTCCTTTTTTTCTTTTCTTTTTTGGCATCACTTTCCTCCATGAGTTTTTACTACTTTCATAGGCATAGACAATGAAGCTCCTTTATGTCTTTTAAACTTAGCTCCATGTTTCATCAAAACATAGCCTTTGCCTTTTTTCATAAAATGATAGCCTTTAGGCGCTTTTACTCTCATTAGTACTTCTTACCGTAATTTTTTTTCTTCTTTACTACTTTTTTCTTCTTTACTGCTTTTTTACCTTTTTTCATTGGCATTACATTACCCTTATTCCTTTCCCACGCGGTGTGGGTTTTGCGTTCTTTTTGCTTTCTTGCATCTTTTTTACACCATCTTCCATTGACATATGATTGATGTCAATCTGGTCTTTTCTAATTGCTGTTGCAAAAGGATTACCTTCTCTTATAACAAAATTAGTATTCCATTTGCTAGGAGCTGCTCTTAGCCCACATGAAGGACAGTTAAAGTAGCCTTCTGGATTAGGCGTGTCGCAGTGTTGACAATTAGCCATTATCCTTTAGCTACTACTATGTAAGCAACTCTAGTAGAGTCAAGCTTAACTGCTTGAATATCTACAATAGCATTAGTGCTATCATCTAAAGTTTGAATATAGTCATTAATTTCTTTAGCTAATGAACCAGCAGTTGAATCTGATTTAACACTAAGGTCATTAATAATAATCTTTGTAGTTGTATTATAATTTGCCATTTTTTCTCCTATTATTTAAAATTCTTTATAGGTTTCGGAGTGGGACTAGCCCACTCCATAGTACCTAATAACTATTATGATGTTGTAATACCGTCATTGATTGCGCTTAATCCATTAGCGTAGTACTCACCATTCCAGAACAGAAGTTCTACAAAGTCTCCTCTTTGAGAAGCAGCTTCTAAAATAATATTAGAAACCTGAGTTCCAGCAGTTGAATTAGCAGCGTCTCCGCCTGCATCTTTCATTACTAATGAAATGATTGCACTTCCTGCTTTAATTGTAACATCATTAGTAGGTGTTTCTTCATGTACAATAAATTTGTACACTGCTCCGTTTTGTGCTGTTGAAGCTGTAGGTAGAGTTATATCATAAGCTCCACCTTCAGAAGAAACCATAAAGACCTTACCTGAGTCTGATTCTACTATTGTTTTTGCAGCGGTAATGTGTTCTACATTAACTAGTAAGCCACCAATACCACTATTTTTTTCTAGTAATCCACCTTTAGCCATTTTATAATCCCTCCACGTTGTATAGAGCGTGACATTCAGGTAATGAGATTTCAAGACCAGCTTCAGTCATAATCATGTCTTTTCTCAAATCTTCATCCGCAGCTTGTACGTTTGTCATAATTTGAGTGTCACGATTAATACCGTTACCAACTAATGGTCTGTATGCTAATTTAGACATATCAGCCATAAGCATGAAGCCACTTGCAATTCCTCTGAATAGAGGTTCTTTCACTAAGAACATTGAACCGTGCACAGTGTTGATTTCCATTAACTGGTGACCAAAACTACCTGCTACATTGTTCATGTTAACTCTGTATGGTCCATTTGCATGTCCAACAGAAGCGTCAATGAAAGCACCGTCGCCCATTTTGTTGAAGAATGTAATTACTGGCAATGAAGCTAGTACAAGTCTTTCACTTGAACCGCCTCTTGCTGGGTCAAAAATAACCTCTAAGTCAGCAAGCAATCTATCATATGTAAGTTCACTCTGTGCTACACTTCTGTAGTAAGGGTTACCTGATGAATATGAAAATGCTGAATCGTCAGTTACTGGTTGAACATTTTTAACAATGTGTCCAACTAGACCTTCAGTGTATTGTACTCCGTTAACACGAGCTTTTTGACCGAAAAGCATAGCTCTTTCGATGTCTACTTTGTGTTCACGTAATTTTTGAGCCCAAATTCTATCGAACTCGTTTGCATAGCCACGATATCTTGTAGCTATTGCTGTGTTTGTCATCTCACAAGCTGTTTTAAAGATTTGAGTATAACCAAAGTCATCTTCAATAGTATCTGAGAAAGTGTCAGGTGAACCTGTTCCTTCTCCGAATGATGTACCAACAATTTGACATTCGTCATTGTCAGCTAATACATTGTATCCTGATACGTTTGAATTAGACAATTCAATAACTCTACCTGAGAAGGTAGTGTTAGCTGATTGTACGTTTGGTGCAGACTCAACTCTAACTAATGCTTGTGCATAACCGCCAGTCCCATCGACTGTTTTAACAGCTACGACCATTCCTTTTGTAAGGAAGCCAATAGCTGAACCTGCTCCATCATCAACTGTAAAATCGTATAGATTTGGTGATGATACAGCACTTCCACCGTTTACGGCTGCTGCTAAGCTGAAGTTACGTGCAGTGTAGTTAGTGACAGTTCTATTTTCAAGATATCTGAAAATATTATCGTCAGTAGCTACCTTAGCAACTTGACTTAGATAGACGAAAAAAGGTGACTCCTCTGGCATAAGTTCTGCAACTCTATCAGAGAAATCATACAGCTTTCTTTGGTCTGGAGCCTGTCCGTAATCTGCGCTAGTAGCAGCTGCGGTTATTTGTGATGCCTTTAATTGTCCTTGATTAAAAGCCATTTTATTTCACTCCTAAGTTAGTTTTTAGCTATTCTACCGATTCTTCCAGCATTCATAACTCTATCCCACACTTGGTCTTCTTCAGATTTCTGTGGTTGTTGACCACCTTGAAGAACACCTGCAGGTTTAGGAATTGATTTAGCTTTTTGTACAGCTTCTAAGTTTTCAGTTTTTTTCTCTACTTTGCCTTCTCCTTCTTTCCACACTTTAATAAGAGTTTCAATAGGTAGGTTAGCTTTTGGAGTTGTTGCAAACTGTAAAAACTTTTCTGCATCATCCGCACCTAAGTTGTGCTTACTTACCAATTCTGTTTTTAAATTATTCATAGCCATCTGATTTTGTAGTTTAGCTAGTTCGTTATCTACTGTTTCATGTACAAGCTTTTTCTCTTGACTTACTCTAAATTTGTAAGATTCTGAGTCAGGCTTGTAATAGGCGTCCCAAGGGTCAAAATTATCTGGAGTTGTACTCTCAGATTCTGTTGACTCAATAGATTCTCCAGCAAGGCTTTTTTCAATTACATTTACTAATTCAGGCTTTTCAGATAACACTTGTCTTAATTGTAGTAAGTCATTGCTGTCTTTCTTTAAGTTTTCGTGTTCTGCTACCTTTTTGTCGTACATGGATTGAAACTTTTTAGCTTCTCCTTCCCAATTAACTTCTTCAGATGCTTCCACACCTTCTTCTGTTTGAGGTTCCATTGAAATAGTAGGCTCATTTCCAACTCCCTCAACTATTGGGTCTTGCTGTTCAACCTGTTGTTTTTCTTGTTCTGTTGCCATATTTTTTTCTCCTTTCGCGATTTAGTCTAAGACTCTGAACCACGATTGATTTATTCTTCTTCCTCCAAAGATTGTCCCATTTGGTCTACCATAATGCCTAATTGCATCACCTTTTCTTTTTCTTTAGCTTTCGTAGAGCTTGTAATTTCACTCAATTGTGATTTAAACTTTTCAACCTCTGTACGTTTTCTAGCAGAAACCTGCTCACGTTCAGATGTTTGTAAATCACCACTTAGCTTTTTAACTTGATTTTCAAGCGATGTGATATACTGTTGCATTTGAGCCATCTGTCCTTTTCTTTGAAGAACACCTTCTTTGTCAAAGATTTCAGTTTTCTTTAAAACCTCGACATCATCTACCAGTCCAAGTTTATACGCATCAAGATACATGTTGTATTCAGATACCTTGTTGCTAGGCAAAGTTGAACCTGATATAATGCGAATATCATGTTGACCTAGTTGAATATCATTCTCTATAGTTAACAATTCAGTTCGCTTATCATCGTACAATCTCATATTAACTGAAAATTCAGTAATATCGTTGTTTGGTTGTACAATTCTAAATGTTTTTGCAAATCTATAATGGTCTTTAGCTAGATTATAAACTACCTGACCTACCATTGATAAACTTGCTTCAATATCTCTTAATTTTGATTTACCTCTAGATTCTCCCATTTCTGACAAAAGCATAGTGCCTCTAACAGATTCTGGTGCATTATCTTTAAAACCTTGTAATAATTCTGGTATACCAAAATTTAAATCTATGTATTTTTCTACTCTGTCAATTAAATAATAAAACTCGCTCGTTAAAGGAGCAGGTTGTGGGTAATGAGGTTCTCCAAACTCTGGATTATATTCAATCACAGCATTCGGGTTAGCCCAATCTTTTTCTAATTGACTTACACTGTCTACACTTCCCTCTGGTATTAAAAGTTTTAAACCAGCAGCAGATTGAGCGTGTGACAAGGTCAAAGAGAATAACTTGTTTAAAAGTCTCTGAGAGTCCTTAACCTTGTTCACATCTGACTTTGGATAGGGAGTATTTGTCCAAATGTTCGTGAATGGAACAATTGGATAGATATCAGTGTTTAATATACGCTCATAAAGTAATGTGTCTCCAATGCTACTGCATTGTGCAATTCTTGTTTGTTGTATTTCTTCTACTTGTATAGCCCCAGATTCTATAGCTCTTTCTGTTTCTTCTTCTTGTATAACCTGAAGATAAATTTCAGGGTCAACTATTTTCTCAGCGCCAGTTAAAGTGTTAAATAATCTATAGTAAGGAACTCTTACTTTATAAAATCTATCAAGTATTTGATACTTTTGATTTACATTATAGTCTAAATCTTTTGCTTCAGCAGGAGTCAAAACATTGTTACTGTTTTTTAAATTAGATGAAGGATAGTCTTCTCCGTACAAAGAATTTACTCCTACTTCTATATCATCAATCATTTCTTCTAACTGAGGATATAAATCTAAAACTTGCTGTTTGGTTAAAAAAGTAGACAATATCATTCCTGACGCATCATTAAAAAATCTATCTCTAGATGCTGGGTCTACATATACTCTAAAAGGGTCTACGTGTGTATACTTTACCTCACCTCTACCATAATCTGCATCAGGGTCAACATATACATACATATATCCCAGTCCAGTAACAGCATAATCGTGTACTACCTGTTTAAAAGTACTATCACCGTTTGAAATATCCCATACATACTCTAATATAGTTCTCCAAACGTTTGCTAATTTATTGTCAGAATCTTCTCTTGCAATTACAGAAAACCTCGCTGGTCTAGCTGTAAGTAAAGATTTTAATTTATCAACAGCTGCATATACTCTGTCAATAACAAAATCAGCCTGCCCTACTGCTTGTAAAGCATCTGATTCGTCGTTACTATAATGATTTCCTAAAGTAAAATCTACTGCATTTCTTGCTTCAGCGTCCCACTGCTCTCTAGCGTCTCTCCAACGCCTAAAGAGTTCTTTAGATATTTGTGGTTTGCTTTTATTATCGTCGTAGTTTGCCATATACTCCCAATTTGTATTTTACGTCTAAAATAACAACTTTACGACGTTGTTGTCAAGAAAAAAATTATATTTTTTGTCCAGTAATCCAACTTACTGCTCTAGATGTAACGCTTTTCTCCTTATTTAACATTCTTTCTTCGAATTTATCTCTATCTACAGCGTTACTTTTTGGAGGCTTTGCTGTTGTTACAGCATACCATAAGCCATCAAGAAGGTCGTCGTTTCTTCCTTTTGGAAACTCATACATTTCATCTACTATTTCTTGATGTTCTTTTTTGATATAAAGCTTTCTACCGTTTACAATAGGACATAGTAGTGCTTCTAGTCTGTCTTCTTTTTTGATACCACCAGGCGGTCTAACACCCTGAGACAATCCAGGTGCTAGCTTTCTATCTTTACCTGCTAACTTATTAACATGGTCTTTAATCAATCCTTGTGCTCCAACTTTTTCTACATTAACTCTTCTAACTGGGTGATATTTTCTAGCAATGTCTATAATTTGTTTTGGCATATCATATAAAGGAGAATGTTCTCTATAGTAATCAATTAAATATATATTTCTTTCACTATCTATTCCGATAGTTACAATTACTTGATAGTCGCTTTTTGCATTTGCTTCATAAGCTAAGTCTACTCCCATATATACATTTACTGGTATAGCAGCCTCATCTATCATCATATAATTAAAACCATTTCTATTTTCCAAGTATCCTCTATAGTTATGTATTCTATCTATTAAGAACTTAGCATTTTCTACATCTCTTGCTTCATTTAAATATTCTTGTGCAAATTTATGAACAAGACCCATGTCTGTGAATCTGCTTTTAATATCAAGAAGTTTTTCTTTTGTAAAATAATTTGGCCATAAAGGTATTCCATCTAATATGGCCTTCTTATACATAACAGCCCAGGCTGATTTTCTATCATCTTTCTGAGCGTCTAACCAGCCGTCGTAAACTCCCTGAAGGAATGAATCGTAATGGACTATTGTACCAATAAGCCATATGGAACCTTCGTTTTCTTTGGAGTTTTCTAGAGCGGGTTCTACTGTGGACATTACCCATTCTTTAATTTCCTTTCTTCTATCTGGTGTTTTTGTATTTAACTCTGACTCAAAGTCATCAAGTATAATATTAGTATAACGTAATCCCAACTGCGAACGTCCACGCAATCTTTGAGATGTACCTTTTGCAATAATTCTATCTCCTCTAGCTGTAGTAAATTCTTTTTCTGTCCATTTACTACCTTTTAAGTCACCAAAATAATATTGTAAAGCAGGATTCATATCAATATGGTTTTGTATATATTTAATATGGTCAATAGCCTGTGACTGTTCTTCAGATACCCAAGCAATAAATTGTTTTTTCTCTGGAGGTGCAAAATACAACTGATACAACAATGCCGTTTTTGCAAGAGTTGATTTAGCATGACCTCTAGGCAATATAATGCAGACTCTTTTTTCATCGCCTAGTAACAGGTCACTTAGCTCGTATTGGTATGGAGCAGGGCTAGATTTCATAAAATCTTCTGGTAAAAACATTTGACCAAAAGTTATTATGTCTTTTCTAGCTAACTCTAATGCTTTTTCTTTCTGATTTAAATCAGGAGGTATAATATTAAATTGCTGGGGTTTGTTCGAATTTTTTTTCATATACCCTATCTAGCATAATTAATGTTTTCATAGAATGCCAATCTCCATCTGGCACTTCTGTAAAAGTTTTAGACTTTTCCCACAACTTAGGTCCAGCTACATAAATCCAAGCTTTTTCAGTATCTCCGTTATATAGTTCTACATTTACTGTCGTTCTAATGTATAAACCGCCATCAACGTTTTCATATTCGTCATACATATTAAGTTCTTCATCAGTTACGTCTATAAGCTCTACAACAGCTCCTTTACCTTTTTCATTCTTAATAATAGCAGGAAATGATTGTGTTCCAGGGAATACCAAGCTAAAACCTTCTATTTTACCTTTATCTGGATAATCTCTTCTTAATGTTCCATATACAGCTAATCTCATGAATATCCTACCTCTCTTACTATACCTAAGTCTGTTATTTCAAAATCAGTATCATACATAGTCAAACAGTTAATACATTTTAATCTATTTGTATCTTTTGTTTTGATATCCCAAATATATACTGCAGTTTTTCTTAAATGGTATGAACAGATGTGACAGCGCTTACTTCTCGCGTGTGACTTTAACTTCTTCCAGTTTTTTGACTTCTTTCCCTTGAATTGCATTTAGTTGCTCCTTCGTAAATCCTTGGAACAATGTTACAGATTCTGTTTGTTTTTCTGTATCCATCATACCAGAAAGTTTCATTAATGTTGTTATAGCAGTAAGTTTATCTCTATCAGATGTACCGCCTTTATCTATTATATCACGCATTTCTTCTAATAGATATAAAGGTGTAATCTCTGCTTCTGCTAAATATTTATCTATTTCTTCTCTAATCAATTTTTTCACCCTATCAGTTTTTAATAATAGTTTTGCTTGTGACTTAGCATAATCTTCTTTTTTACTAGGAAAAGCTTTCATATATGCTTCAACCACATCATCTCCTTTTGCTACGTACTTGCTAAACAAAAATTCTTTTTCTGTTGCGTGTTTACGTTCTTTCTTTCTAACAGAAGGAGATTTACCTTCAGTTGAAAAGGTGTGCATGTTTGTTCTCATTGGGCCATCCATATTAACTTTGTCGGAGCATATAAAAGAACCTATGATAGTTCTTATAAACGTGGTTTCTTTTTTAGATTTTTTAAGAATACCTAAATGTAAAACCTGACAAACGTTTCCGTCATCCGTTAAAACCCAATCACCTGTATTTGAGTGTCTCCAATCAGTGACTAAAGAAACATCACTATGATGTTCTCTAAACTCAGATTCACTCTCGTAAAGGTAATGTGTCACACCTTTAACAACTCTTTCTAACATAATTTAACTATTTTTCTTCTTTTTCGTCAACGTCTTTTTCAAGTTCGTTAATTACGAATCTAATATAGTTATTAGCAAGAAAACGTAGTTCATTAGCTTGTTGGTCTAATCTCATCAATTGACCAGCAAGTTCATTAGCTCTATTATACTGAGCTTGTGCTTCTTCTGTTAAATCAGAATATAAGAACTCTATTTCCTTACCATCATTCATTATAGTTAGCTTTTCTTCTTTTTTAGCCATGTTCTCTCCTATTACAGTGGTCTCACCATTGGTGGTGCGTGTTCTTCTAGTTTTCTATGTAATAACTCTAATATCTCTACATCTGCGACATTATGGTCATATACATACTTTAAAGACTTTTTATCGCCCCATCTTGCTTTTTGCCAGTATTCTGGTTTGATTCTTGTTTTACCATCAATACCAAAAAACTCTGTTGCAGCTTGCAAAGATGAACGATGTAGCTTTAATTTGGACCTAACTACATAATATAGGTCTTTATGTGACTTTTGCTTGTACATAGGGAAGTATGTTCCGTGATATAGAGCTCTAGTTCTAATAAACGGAATATCAAACCTAGTACCATAATAAGTCATAATAACATCGTATTTGTTCATTTCATCTACTAAAAGCTCAACAATACGTGCATCTGACTTTTCTGACATAAGTTCTTCTCTTGTAATACAAGCACCAGCAACTTTCTTTACGCCTCTTCCTTTTATACACCAAGAAAGCATAACGTCAATATTAGCGCTAAACCCAGTAGATTCAATATCTAGGTACCCAATAGTAATCTCATGCCCAGTTTTGTATCTCTTAGGTTTTCTAAACCCTAATGATTCTATTTTTCTAGTTACTGCTTTATACGTTCTATTGTATCCTGCTAGCCTTACTTCTTGGTACAGTTGAAATGCAGACTTGTTTGTCTTTTCATACTGATGTAGTATTACTATTTCTTCATCTGACCATAGTTTTCTTTTAGCCATTACTTGCCTCTTTCATTATTAGTATAATTTTTATGCAATTCTAATGCAACAGCAGATAAATAAACACAAAGGTCTAATAACTCCTCAATACTCTCTTTCAGATTGTCTCGAGTTCCGTCAATCGGCACCTGTTCGCCGTATTTTTTGGCTCCGATGTCAAGCCTATCTTTAATCATCTCTAGTATTTGGTCGTTATTAGTCATTTCTTAGGAAAATCCTCCATATCTGGCCTATCTTCTTGCTCTCTAAGTACTTTTTCGTACCTTTTCCAGTCTAGGTTCTTACTTATCTTTTCAAGAGCATCTAGTTCTTGCTGTAATTTCTGTACAATGTCTGTTCTACCTAGACTTTTAAATTTTAAGATTGCTTTTCTGATTTCTTCCACAGATAATCTCCTATTCCCAGTTGAAATAAACCATTACTTATAGCTTCTATCTGCCTTTCATCGTGTTCTAAGCCAGTATTGTAGAAAATGGCGTGTAAAACCTCATGAATTAGTGTTTCTTGCATTCTAGATGCTGCTATTTCATCGTTTATGTAAATAATATTCTCTTTTACTTCGTGTCTACCGTATAATTCTTTACGTGGGTTTTCGTGTTTTAACTCGTCAACCAGTATTTCATACGTATGTCCACCTATATTTAGTTTTCTTATCATTTTTACCCTCCCAGTCGGTAAATGTGTACATAAAATCTAGTACGTTTGTCTTTTGTGTATGCAACTTACATTCATTTTCTTACAGCAGTCAAGTAAATAATACAAATAAATAAAAATAAATCTTTAACAGAAGGTAAGAAATATCTTGACAACAAAATTTTTTTCTTTGTACCTTCTAATACTCGGTGCTCTTATAAAAATATATTTATTAAATCATTTTCTTAAATAATACTCGGTGCTCTAGAGACCCTCTTTCAAAAAATAAACCGCCGAAATTTTTCTAAACACAAAAAAAACATAATATTAACAAAAAAACATCAAACCGCCGCACTTGGTTGAAAAAATGCCCAAGATTGTGTGTCTTTCTTTTTTCGTCATTAGGGGTCGGGTCTTTTTCTAATTAGAAATTCTATAATTACGTTGAAAATTTGGATTTCGTTAAATAATCTTTTTTCTTGACTTTTTCAAAAAGTCTTTTTAACGTCTTAACATGACAACAAAAAATAAAATATGGATTATTAAGAGAGCTAACAAGCTACAAAGCTTATATGAAGGCGACGCTTGGTCAGGTCATAGAGGTGCTACTTACCATTGTAGATTCTATATGCATGGCGTAGCACGTGATGAACGTTGTGAGCAACGTAGCACAAAGCCATGGCCAACACATAAGGACTATTGTCCTAAGTGTCATGAGCGTCAACTTAATGAGATACGTAGATATCCTATCAGACGCAACCATGCAACAGGTAAAATGTTGTATGACTATTCTCATGGTAATCTAAGATTTAAACAAGATGAAAGGAAAGACGATGAAAATAAACATGAAAAGTAAAAAAGATAGGCAAATCATATGGAATATAATGTATGCGAAGTCTACCTTAAATATCCTGTCAAGCGACCGCTTGGCACCTACTAAGCAATTCATACCATACAATCTAAAGAAGTAATCTCACTGGCGGGGCCGAAAGGCCCTGCTTTCTTTTAAATACCCGCAAAATATTTTTTTTTAGCTAGATTGCACGGGAGATTTTGAAAAGTGGCAAAATTTAAAAATCATAGACACCTAAGACGAGAAGGGGAGAAGTGGTCAGACGAGCTTCAATTATACATAATATATATTATGCTTAAAATTATTTTTCTACGTGAGAAATCACATCAAAACTACACTTCTAAAAAAAACAATAGCTGAATCTCGTTTAATATTCACGTTTGCTAGATATAACGATATAAGAAAAACGCCGACCAAAATTAATTGAATCGGCGTCTTGTGAGAAGGGATTAACTGATAATAGGGTATGTATTATGATTCAGGGGTAGAAACTTTGTCAGGGTCTACAATTTCACATACTAGCTTTAATTGTGGCACTCCTTCGGTTTCTATGGTTGAATTTCTTTTCTTACGTGATAGTCTTACACCATCAACAATAAAAAGCAAATTAACATCTGCAACATCTTCAAGCATATGTTTAATAAGCTTCTTATACTTTTTATCTACGTTGCCTAATCTTACTAAGTGTGAATCTAATTTAGT